ATCTGCAGTAAAAACTACAGAAAATCCACAACCAGTTAAAGCTAAGGTACAAAAACCTCAAGTTAAACAAGTACAAGAAGTAGAAGAAGATCTATTGTAAAAATGGATATAGCTCTTAATATTCCTTTAAATAATTTAAGTTTTGGGCAAACTTCATTTGCTTTGCTTAAAAATTTATATGAAAGGAATTTTAATGCTAAAATATTTCCAATAGGAAATAACATTGATCTTTCTAGTCAGAAAGTTGATAATGATCTTAATTTATGGATTAAAAAATCTATAGATGGGTCATTATCTTCTTTCTCTAGAAAAGAAAAAATATTTAAACTCTGGCACTTAATGGGTAGTTTAGAAAGTTTTTCTGAAAAACAAATTCTTCTTTCATTTTATGAGTTGGATTCTCCAACCAAAGAGGAGATAAATATTGTTAGAAATAATTACAAGACTATATTTACATCTAAATATACATGTGAAATTTTCAGAAATAGTGGATGTTCAAACATAGAATATGTGCCATTATTTTTTGATAAAAATAATTTTAATGTAAAGCAAAAGCAATTCTTTCAAGACGAAAGAATAACATTTAATTTAGTAGGTAAATTAGAGAAAAGAAAGAATCATAAAATTGTAATAGAGTCTTGGCTTAAAAAATATGGCAATAATCCAAAATATTTTCTTCAATGTTCTATTTTTAATCCATTTTTAAAACCAGAAGATCAACAAAATTTAATAAACTCTATTATGGATGGTAAAAGATATTTTAATATATCTTTCTTAGGTTTTATGCAGAGTAATGAAACTTATAATGATTATTTAAATAGTGGAGATATTATAATTGGTATGAGTGGTGGAGAAGGTTGGGGATTACCAGAATTTCATTCACTAGCTTTAGGTAAACATGCAGTAATTTTAAATGCTCATGTATACAAAGATTGGGCAAATGAAGAAAATTCTTGTTTAGTTAGTCCATCTTCTAAAATAGAAGCTTATGATAATATGTTCTTTCATAAGGGAGGAGTTACCAATCAAGGTAATATATACACATTCAAAGAAGATGATTTTATTGATGGATGTGAAAAAGCAATCAAAAGATTTCAATCTAATAAAATAAACTCTAATGGTCTAAAATTGCAAGAACAATATAGCATAGATAATACAGTATCTCAAATATTAAAATTAATGGAGTAATATGCCAGAATATCTATATCAGCATCCTACTGATGGAAGAACAATTTGTTTAATTCAAGGAATCAATGATAAACATGAATATACTGATATAAAAGGTATTAAATGGAATAGACTATTTACTAGTCCACAGATAAATACACAAGAAAAACTATCAGCAAATTCAAGTGATAAAGATTTTGCTAGAGTAACTTCTTCACAAAGAGGAAATGTTGGCGATCTTTTTGACAGAAGCAAAGAGCTTTCTGAAAAGAGGCAACAACTCTATGGTAAGGATCCAGTTAAGAATAAATATTTTAAAGACTGGAGTAAAAAACGTAATGGTAAAAAACACCCTAAATCACACACTGATTGATTTATTTTCTATTTAAATGGTTTTGTATTATATCAAAATTACGATCTAACTTGGCTTCGATTCTGTCAAAATAAACTTCAAAAGATTCTTTTGTAACATAAGTAGTACTTATCTTTAAAGCTAAATCAGCTATTTCTTGTTGATGCTTCCTTCCTTCTAATTCCATTTCTTTTCTTAAAGTAATAAAATCACTAAAAGTTTTATCATTGATTTCCTTCATAAGATTCTCTTGCTTATCAAAAAGAGAGAATACTCTAGTGAATAACCATCCACCTAAGAAGGATAATGCCCCTAAAATAATATTAAATAATATTGTAATATCTAAATTCACATAGATAATTACACATCAATTAATAGATATTATAGCTTTAAATCACCAAAATCTTTGTCTTCTATGTCTGTTTTTCTTGCGCCAACTTTATAGCTAGAAATCTCAGTTTCTTGAGGTGCAACTTGTACTTTGCTACTATCTAGATAACTATCATGCCATCCACCAATAGGGTTATCTTTTTGGTTGAATATCTTCTTATAACCTAAGCTCCTTAATCTGCTGTCACAAAGCCACTTTGAGTAGCCATCTAGAACCTCTGCATTTAATCCAAGTAAACTGCCATTACTAAAAAGATACTTGGACCATTCACTTTCATTCTTGGCTGCTTGTTCATAAAAAGCATAGATTTTATCTTCGCTTTTCTTGACTATACTTGTAAAACCTTCTTTATCTTCGTCTCTTAATATTTTAAGTAGATTTTGACTTACTGCAAAATGAAGAGCTTCATCACGTTGAATAAATTTTATAATTTTAGAGTTGCCTTCCATCTTACCACGATATCCAAAATAAAAAGAACAAGCAAAAGAAACGTAAAATACAAGACCTTCCATTACGTTAATAGAAAGAATAGCGTCAAAAATCTTTTGTTTAGGGTCTTTCTTTTCATCATCGCCAAGAATTTTATCGAAATTATCTCTAATCAATTGGGCGCGACTTGTAATTTCTTTATCTTCCATAATGCTATCAAAGAATTTAGTTGCATCTGGATAAACATTATTCAAAAGATAAGAATAAGAATAACTATGAATACCTTCAAATTGAGCCCATGTATTCATACAAATCTCAAGTTCTGGATTACTTACATAGTCTTTAAGAGAATGAATACTTCTGGAAAGCATACTATCGCCAAGAGTTTGAAATCTTAGATTACTATCAAAAACAAATCTTTCTGTATCTGTTAGATTATTGTAATCACTGCGATCTTTTCCTAAAGCTATTTCATGAGGCCACCAAAAATTTTCATTTTGTTTTTTAAACAATTCAAAAAATATTGGATATTTAAACCGATCGTATCTTTGAAGATTAAGATCTTCACCAAGAAATAATGGTTGCTTTGTGGTGTCTATATTCTTAAAATTTAATACTGTTTTCATGTGTTATAACTTACACGCACCGCTAGAACAATCTCTATCTTCTTTTTGGTCTAGGGATTGTTCTCTATCTCCATCATCTGTATTATTATAATAAAGGCTAATTAATCCAAGACTATATGCGTACATGATTTCTTTCATTACTTTAGCGTCTGGTAATATATTATTTTCATAATGACTATAGTTATAGTATACATTAGTTGATATAGCCATGTCAATATATTTTTGAATTACTGCATTTATTTTTAATAATCCATTATTATCTTTAAGATCATAAGCTAATTCATAATTATCATCATACTTACCAATTCCTGGAACCATTACTGGAAGCTTGCCCATTTTACTAGTTTTATAAGTAATAAGACTACGAATAGGTTCAACACCATTTGTGGAGGATTGAATAACCGAACTACTTTCACAAGGCATACAGGAAGATAATGTTGAGTGTCTTAAACCATGTTCTTTAATTTGTTTTCTTAGCTTTTCCCAATCAAGAGATAGTTTTCTTTTACATATTTCGTCTACTTTATCTTTGTAAGTATCAATTGGTAATATGCCTTTAGAATATTTTGTATGATTGAATTTTTCACACTTACCTTTTTCTTTGGCTAATTCTAGACTACTCTTTAAAAGATAATATTGAAAGTATTCCATCCATTCATCAATTACTGGTAGTGACTTATCTGAACTATATTTTAATTCATTTTTAGCAAGAAAAGCTGCAAGATTAGTAATACCAACTCCAAGACTTCTACGTTTTTTAGCAAAATTTTCAGCAGCAACATTAAAGTAATCTTGAAGTTCAATGATTTCATCAAGAAATCTTACGATAAGATCGCAAGTCTTTTCAAGATCCTGCCAGTTTTTTATTTCTAGCATATTTACTGCCGAAAGAATGCACATTCCAATTTCCCCATTCTTGTCATTGTAATCGTTTAATGGAATAGTTGGATGGATAACTTCTGTGCAAAGATTACTCATCGTAACTTTATCAGACCAAGCTCCATGCTCGTTAGCATGATCTACATTAAGAATATAAATACGACCAGTTTCAACTCTTTCTTTAATTATCAAAGAGAATAATTTTCTAGCAGATACTTTCTTTTTTAATTTTAATTTTTTAGATTCGCATTCTTTATATACTTTATCAAAGTCTTTAGTTCCCCAAGCTTCGTAAAGCTCTGGAACTTCTGAATTATTAAATAATGTGATATCTTCATCTTTCAAAACTCTATCATAGAATAATTTACTCATGCCAACAGTATAATCAAGCTTACGAACTCGATTGTCATCTGTTCCAGCATTATTCTTTAGTACAACAATATCTTCAATTTCATAATGCCACCATTGAATATTGCAAGTTGCACTTCCACCTCTCAATCCATTCTGCTGCCAAGCTTTTACGCTACTTTCATAGATTTTTAAAAATGGAATTAAACCAGTATGAACAACTTCGCCATTCTTGATTGGTGATCCAATAGCTCTAATCTTGCTAATATCAATACCAATTCCACATCTATTAGCTGTGGCCATACTAACAGCAGTTGCACTAGCTGTAATACTTTCTCTTGTGTCATCTACGCCAATTAAACAACAACTAGCGTAATTTCTACTAGAAGTTCTTACTCCAGCCATTACTGGCGTTGGTAAATTAATTTTATGCTTACTAATAGCGTCATAAAATTTTCTTACATAATTCAATCTTGAATCTACTGGATATTTCGCAAAAGCATAAGACGCAATTAATATATAAGCAAATTGTGGGGTTTCATAAATTTGACCAGTGGTTCTATTTTTAATTAAATATTTATCGCAAAGCTGTTTAATTCCAGCGTAAGTGAAAGTAAAATCCCTTTCATGATCAATGAACTCTCCGATCTTATTTATTTCGTCTTCAGAATAATTTTCTAGAATTGAACTATCGTATACTTTATTCTTTATCCCTTGATTTAAAAACTCTGATAGTCTTGGAGCATGCTTTCCTTTCCAAACGTCTTTTCTTAATTGATAATTTAGAAGTCTAGCGGCAACAAATTGATAATTTGGTTTTTCAGTTGAAATAAGATTAGCTGCACTTTCAATCAATAGGTTGTGTATCTCTTTGCTTGTGATACCATCATGTATGTTTATCTTTGCATTGATTTCAATATCTGTTAAACTCACTCCAGCGTAACCATCAATTGCCCAGTTGATTACTTTATTTATTTTTTCTACATCAAATTTTTCTGTTGCACCATTTCTTTTCTTTATAATAACATTCTTGCTCATATTTTCTTTCTAAGGTAAAGAATAGTTTACAGTGTTTTTAATTTTTATAAAAGAAAAATAATCAAACTAGTGTTAATAACTTTATATCATACTAAACAAGTGTACTGATTTTATATCTTTTCTTAATAAATATTTCCCAATGAGCTCCTTACAAAGCAAAGCTTTCCCTGTATTTTACTACAGGATTGCTCGAGCCATTAGTTCTATTTCCCAATTGAGTCCGTAAGCCTTTCGGCCACCTAACACTTATCGGATGTCGGTAGGATCATCCATCGCGTGTTAGCCCTTACACCTACACTCCCAGAATTTCTTCTGGTTTCTCGGGTCGCAAGCTTTGATAGCGTTGCCCGACGTTAAGAACTAATCTAACTCACCATTTTGAGGAGTATGGCAAACCTTTTCGCTTTGCAGCGAGATGTCGTATTATAATACATCAATCAATATATTTTGTCAAATAAAATTTATTCAATCATTTTATAGTAATCATGATCAAAATGTGGATTTAAATTTATTATTCCATTTTCTTTTATACAAAGTTTTTCGGCCCAATCGTAGATTTCTTTATTAGTTTTATTTCCCATACCAGAAATATGATAAGTATTCATTCCCCACCTATATATCATAGTAGGCTTTTTTGATGATATGAAAATTTTAGCATTATAATTATTCATTGTTCTCATATCTTCAAGATAAGTTGTGTCATGACTTACAACTTTATTTAAATATTTTTTAGTAAAAATAATACCAGTATTAACATTTCCACTTATGGCTTTAAATTCATTGTTTAAAAAGTAGTAATGAGTACTACTTCTATATATATCATATCCAGGATTTTCTTTTAAGGTTTCTTTTGATATATTAATCGCATTGTCAGCTAATAAATCGTCATCCTCTAATCTATAAATATAATCATTCTTACATTGTGTATAACCATAATGATACTTGCTTTCAATAGAAGGAAATCGTTCTTTTAAATTTACAATTTTAATATTTGGATGATTTAAAATATATTCTACATTTTTATTATCATTAATAATAACCATCTCATCAGAATCATTTAAATTTTTTTGATTTAAAAAAGAATATATAGCTTCTTCTAATAGATGTTTCCTTTGATATGTTATAGTAAGAAAGGAAATCATACTATATTTTACACATATTTATTGATTTTAAGTGTAATACTATACATGCCAATACCCCAGCCAAAAGATAACGAAAAACAAAACGATTACATGGGTCGTTGCATGCATAAGGTCAATAAAGATAATCCAAAAATGGAAAATAAACAACAAGTTGCAATTTGTCTTAACACTTATAATAATCCTAAAAAGAAAAGCAAGGCAGAAGTTGAAATTGATTTCTCGGAACAAATTAAAAACATGAATAAAGAAGAAGTAAAAATAGAAGAACCAACGAATACTGCAATAACTGCACCAGAAATTAAAGCTCAAGATAATATAGTTGATATACCAGATGATCAAAATACTGAATCTTTAGATGGAGAAAAAATTCAAACAGCGATGCTTCAAATGCAAAAACAATACCAAATTTTCCATTGGCAAACAACTTCATTCTCACAACACAAAAGTTTTGGAAAAATTTATGAACTTTTAGATGAAAGTATAGATACTTTTATTGAAACATATATGGGTAAATATGGCAGAGTAATCGCTGCCTCTAAGTTTAATCTTGAAATGTCAAATTATTCTGATTTAAATTTTATAACTGCAACAAATTCATATATTGAATTTTTGATTGGATTAAATGATATGCTCGATGAAACTAAAGATTCAGATCTATTAAATACTAGAGATGAGATACTTGGCAGTTTAAATAGATTAAAATATCTATTAACATTAGTTTAACAAAGGCTTACGTCTTTGCAGTTTTAACCCTATAAAAAATATAATTTGACTTAATATTATAATTGATTTTTTAATAAAATTAGATTATAATATGATTATGTCTAAAGTAATTTTATTAGGATCAAATGGGTTTGTTGGATCTTACTTTAAGACTTTTTTAGGAAATGATAATGAACTTGTTACTATAAATCGCAAAGAATGTGATCTTCTTAATAAAGATAATTTATTTAAAATCATTAAATCTGTAAAAACAAATTATATTGTTAATTGCGCTGGATATACTGGTAAACCAAATGTAGATGCTTGTGAGAACAATAAACAAGCATGTTGGAATGGTAATGTTACTTTAGCCAAATATTTATCAGATATATGCTCTACATTAAATATTAAATATATACAAGTTTCAAGTGGATGCATATATACTGGAACAAAAGGCAAAAATGGTTTTAAGGAAATAGACGAACCTAATTTTTCGTTTGATCATCAACCTTGTTCTTATTATAGTGGAACAAAAGCTATTATGGAAGATCTATTAAAAAATGATCCTAATGCATATTTATGTAGATTAAGAATACCATTTAACAATATATCAAATCCTAAAAACTATATAACTAAATTGATTAATTATAATAAATTACTAAATGCAGAAAATTCATTGACAAATATTAACGATTTTATAAAAGCTTGCCATTATTTAATAACAAAAAATTGTGAAACTGGAATATACAATATAACCAATACTGGATCAATTTATACAAAACAGGTTGTAAAATATATTAATAAACATATAACCGACAAGAGATTTGATTTTTTCAAAAATGAAAAAGAATTTTATTCTACAGCAGCAAAAGCTTTAAGATCAAACTGCATTTTAGATAATACAAAATTAAGAAAAACTGGATTTAAAATAAAAGATGTCGATTCAAGCATTGAAGAATCTATTAAAAACTACGCATGAAAAATATAATTTTTATTTCAGATTACAGTTTGTCGCATTCCGCTGGAGGCGCACAAAGAAGTAATGATATAATTATTCAAAAAGGCAGAGAATTAGGATACTCTATATTAGAAGCAAATTTTAATTTTAATTTTAATACCGAAGATTTTAATCAATACGATATACTTATCTCATCTAATCTAGAAGCGATATACAAGCTAAATCCTAATATAATAGATAAAATAGCTTCTCATAAATATCATGTCAGACTTGAACACGATTCAAATAGATACTTAAAACAAGATGATAGAGAAAAACTTTTTAGATCATGTAAAAAAACTGTATTTTTAACAAATTTTCATCATCAATTATTTATTAATAATTATGGTGATATTTTTAATAATGTTAAAATAGTAGCAGACCCAATAGATACAGATATATTTTATAATCAAAATCAAGAAAGAGAAGACAAAATTTTGTACGTTGGATTTATGCATGAACTAAAAGGTACATTATCATTTTTTGAATTTGCTATGGATAATCCTCAATTACGATTCGTTGTTGCAGGATGGGGAACAAAAGTTTTTGATTTCTTAGCTAGAAATACTCCAAATGTAGAATACTTAGGGACAATTGTCCATGAGGATATGCCAAAACTTTTTAATAAATATGAAACACTTTTTTATAGTCCAATTATACCAGAACCATTCTGTAGATCAGTTGCAGAAGGTACATTATGTGGAATAAAATTAATGTCATCTAGCTCAAATATTATAGGATGCATGCATGAATTTCGAGAATTAGGTAAAGAAAAATTTATTGAAAATTGTAAAAATGCACCAGAAATTTTTTGGAAATCAATTATATGATTTATGATTGTTTTAATTTTTTGAACGAAGCTCATATTTTAGAAATTAGGATAGAAGAATTAAAATCCGTAGTTGATAAATTCGTAATTTGTGAATCGGATATAACTGTATCCAATGTTATAAAACCTTTTTTTCTAGAGCAATCAGAAATTTATAATAAATATAAAGATAGAATCATATACCATAAATTAGAAATCGGTCAACAAATCTTGTCGTCTCAATTCAATGATCACAACAATGAATACAGACATACGTTAATGTATAATCAAAGAGATGCAATTATGAAAAGTTTATCTAATTGCAACGATGAAGACATTATAATGTTTTCAGATTTAGATGAAATACCTACCGCGAAAGCAGTTAAACAATTAAATAATTTGCCATGCATTCTAAACTTAAGAGGCTTTTATTGGTATTTAAATACCCCAATATTCTCCCCAGTAAATCATTACTGGTTCCCATCAGTAATATGTGATTTTTATAAAAATATTAAAAATAAATCATTTAATGAATTAAGAGAATCAAAATATAGTTTTAGACAAGTTCCAGAAGCAGGATGGCATTTTTCTCATTTAGGAGACGAAAATCAAATAGCATATAAAATGCTAGCAAGCTCTCATAGCGAATATCACGCTCCACATTACACAGGCCCAATAAATATTAAAACAAGAAGAGAAAATTTAATAGATCCTTACGACAGAGGTGGATTTATCATTAATAAAGATGAGTCTATTATATTACCAGAATATGTATTAAATAATAGACAAAAATTTAATTATCTGTTAAAATAACTATATGGAAAATAAACATAAAGATTTAACCCAAAAATATAGCACTTGGGGCGATAAACTATTACAGCATACAGATGTTCTATATTCTATTCAAAAAGAGAAAGTTTTCAAACCAATAACAATTCAATTAGCCCCAATTGAAGCTTGTTCTAGCGGCTGTCCATTTTGTTCTGTTGCAGAAAGACCACTTAAAACATACATGCCATTTGAAAAGATTAAACAAACTCTTAAAGATTTTAAAACTCTTGGAGCTAAAAGTGTTGAGATTACTGGAGGTGGCGAGCCATTAATTTATAGAGACAAAGATACTGGAGACGACATTAACTCTATTATAGAATATGCAAATAGCATAGGATACGATATTGGAATAATTACAAATACATTAAAGCTGAATAAGATTAAAAAAGAAAATTTTGATAAAATAGAATGGATAAGGATTAGTTTAATTAAATTAGACGAAGGATATAATCCAGAAGATTATGATTTCTGCGGTTTTCCAGCCGAAAAAATGGGATTATCATATATCATATATGAAGGAGAAGAGGGAACTGGGACTAGATTAGGAAAAAAATACGAACCAACTAGTGCAGAAACAATAAGAAGAATAGCAAAAGTCTTAGAGCTTAACCCAACTTTAAAGTTTGTAAGAATTGCTGGAAACTGCTTAGTCAAGGGGAATAATGCAAGCATAAGAAATAAATTTAAAGATACAATTGATGAAGTAGATAAGTTTAATAAAATCTTTATTAAAGATATTGGATATGATGATTCTCCATTTAATGACGGATGTTACGTTGGAATGATTCGTCCTTATATAGCTCCAGATCCACATGGAAAAAATCAATACTACGTCTACATTTGTACTAGTCATGTTTTAAATAAAAGAAATTATGATTTGGATTACTCGCTTTGCAAAGTAGAAGATATTCTTGATACTTGGAATAATATAAATCAAAAATTTAAAGACGGATCTTATCCTTACGAAGTAAAGGGTAATAAAGGAGAAAATTGGGAAAATACATGCAAATACTGTTATTATAAATTTAATAATAAATTACTTCATACAGTATGTCAAGAGATGCCAAATAAAAATTTTCCATGAAATTTGAAAAAGAATACTATACTACAAATAATTACAAAGATTACTTGTTAAGAAAAGGACGTTATCAAAAATTAGCTAAAGAAATTGATGAATTCTTATATACTCTAGGTTTTAATTTCAAAAATAAATCAGTATTGGATTATGGATGTGCGGTAGGCTTTTTAATGGAAGGATTAAAAGAAATTGGTTATAAAAAAATTAAAGGTATAGAAATATCTGAATGGGCAAAATCAATAGTTAAAAGCAAAAAACTCACAATTTTAAATTCAAATAAAATTCCACATCAAGATTTAGTGTTTTTTCTTGATGTTTTAGAGCATATACAAGAATCAGAAGTAAATAAAATTTTAAAAAATATAAATACAGATTTTATATTAGTAAGAATTCCAGTATGCAAAAAAGATAATGGAAATTTTTATTTAGAAATATCTGAAAAAGATTCAACTCATATAAATAGAAAAACCAAAAAAACTTGGGTTAATGTTTTTAATAGCAACGGATTTGATTTAGTTTCTTTTATTAATTTGAATATAATCTATAATAGCGAGGGCGTATTTTGTGCTTTATTTAAAAATAAAAAAATTAGTCTATTAGATATTGTATGATAAAAATAATCTCTTGCTTCTGGAATGCCTCTAGATATATCGAAGGATGTATAAATTCAGTAAAAAATCAATCTCTTATAGATTTTAAAATGTATCTAATAGATGATGTTTCCACGGATGATACTATAGAAAAAATAAAATCATTAATAGACAATGATAAAAGGTTTGAGCTTATAGAGAATAAAGAGAAAAAATTTAAATTAAAAAATATAGATGAATTAATTAGAGATGAGAATAAAATTAATAATGAAGACATTATAATTGAATTAGATGGAGACGATTCACTTGCCCACTATGATGTTTTAAATTTTATAAATAACAAATATAAAAATAACTCAAATCTATGGCTTACCAATGGAAGTTTTATGTATTCAGATGGAAGATATGGATTCTCATCTCCAGTTAATTACAAAAATATAAGAACCGATTTTTTTACATTTTCACATTTAAGAACTTGGAAAGCTCATTTATGGAAGAAAATTAAAAAAGAATCTTTTTTAGATGAAAATAATGAATATTTCAAATCTGCAGCAGACGTAGCGTATTCTTTTCCTATGATTGAAATCGCAGGAAGTGATCACTATGAATTTATACCAAATATATTATTAATTTATAATGACGAGAATATCTATGCTGACAATAAACCTCATAGTGCAGCTGGAGGAATATCAGAACAAAGCAAGACTGCGAATTATATTAGATTAAAAAAATCTTATAAACCTTCATAATATGAAGATAAAATTTTATTTTCCAAGATGGATTTTTCCCAATAACCTAGGAGATAGCTTAGTTTGTACATTTGTTCCTAAAATTTTAAAAAAAATTTATCCAAATTCAGAATTAGAAATAATTACTTATGGCTTTTTGATTGATCTATTCAAATTGGATAAGAACGTAGATATAGTTAGAGAACCAAATAAACAAGAACTATATTTAAATTTTCAACAATATGCATTTTCAGACGAACAACAAGAAGACATTAAAGTAATATACCCAGACTGGCATCCAAAGGTATTTTCTTTTTGGAAAGATAATTATAAGATGCTAGAAGATCATTCCACCGCAAATATTATAACAGTAAATTATCTTCTACAATTAAAATTAGAACATTTATTATTTGATAAAGATATTAATTTTTTAGGATCTTTAAATATTGAAAGTAATCGCAATACTACAGAATTCATTAATATAGGCATAGTTCCTACCACTAAACTTTCTGGCAAAACCAATCCTCACCCAAGTTGCGATGGAAAAGGTTTTAGATTTAATGGCACAAAAGGATTGGAGTCTTGGAAAGAACTTATATCTACGATGAAAAACTTAAATAATAAAATAAAAATATTTGAATTCTCTAAAGAAAATTTTGGTCTTGGAGATTATCATTTTGAAGATAATGGTGACATTTTTACTTTAATTAAAAATGTTGATTTTATGGATTTTGGAATTATGAGCGATGGTGGTATTCATCACGCTTTCAATATAAGAAATAAACCAGTAGTGTTGTTTCAAGCGTGTTTAATTAATAAAGTAGAATTCTTTAAATTGGGCAATGCATTCTTTCCAGAGCACTTGCATTTAGAATGCAGAAAACATTGTCCTTCATATTTTCTTCAAACTTTTGGTGGAGAAAATAAATCTTTATCATGCAAAAGAGAATGCGAAAATTTATCGCCAAAATTGCTTGGAGAATATATAATACATAACGTTATAAAATGAAAAATGCAATATTCAGTTTAGTTTTAGGTAATCCAGAAAAATATAAATACAGTTTAAATACCATAGCTAACTATGCTAAAAAATATCAAACGCCATACTTTGTATGCAACCAACAAAAAATACTATTTATAAATCATTATTTTGAAAAATTTCAATGTTTAGGATTGCTTAATGAATACGACAGGGTTTTATGTTTAGATGGAGATATATTAATAACTCCACATGCAAGAAATATATTTGATGTATATAATGACACAGATTATTTTTATGCATTTAATGAAAATGACGAAGTAGAGCATATGAATAGAGATTCATGGATTGATACTTATTCTCCAGATTTTGACTGGCCAATTTATAATAATAGAAAAATGTATTTTAATTCTGGATGCGTAATTTATTCCAAAAAGCATAAAGATATTTTTAAAACTATTCAAGAAATTCCCTTCACGCAAAAATGTTTTAGTATTGATGGAGGAGAACAAACGGCGTTAAACTATGCGATAGCAAAAAATAAAACTCCATTCAAATCACTAGATCATTGTTTTAACAGAATGGATCTTGGGCAGTATGATTTTAAAAATGATAGATATCAAGCCGATTTTATACATTATGCAGGACCATGCAAATATGGTAATGGAAATAAAAACGAAACAATAATTCAAGATTTTGAAAATTTATATGGAAAAATCAATTAAAATATTATCTTTAGTAATAAATTACGGCACAAATCAATCGAATTTTTGTCAGAATTTAATTGATTCTTTAATAAATATTGAATACGCAAACGATATCATAGTATTCAGTAGTTCTAAAAATAATTTAAATAATTGCAACGAAATTATTTCTCAAAATTACAATGGATTTGATTTTGGAATAAATGCAATAGATTACTTAAAAAATAATAAATTAGATCAATATACCCATATTCTTGTAACAGAAAATGATTTACTTTTTAAAAATGATAATTTTAAAACTTTCTTTAATCACGAACATAAATTAAATCAAAATGAAGCTATAGGTTTTTTAAGGTATGAATTTTTAAATGGGCAAAGATATTTGATTGACGGAAACTATGGCATAAATAAACTTTCTTTTACTAGTCCGACAAAAGAAATACTAGAAATTAATGAATCTTATTTTACCCCAATTAATTGTCATCAAGGATGTTTTTTTCTACGCAAAGATCAATTGCAAGAAGTTTTAGGTAAAATTAATATAGGTATAGAATTAGAAGAAAAAGTTTCTAAAGTATATTTTGCAAACCAATTTCCTGGAAGTGATATTGGAATAAAAAGAAAAATACCCATAAAAGAAATAGAAAATATATTAATACATCATCAACCTAATAAATATGTCAATATATACAAAGACTTGCCTAATATACATGAGTTAAATAATTAAATATGAATTCTTATGCAATTATAATGATTGGTTATAAATCTGTTGATAATATTATAAACAGAATAAATGAAGCTTATACAGATGGATCTCCAAATGAATTCATCTTAATAATAAATTACTACTCAGAAGAAAGTTATAAAATATTAGAATATGCAAAGAATGAACCAAGGATAACGCGATATATATATTGTAGTCAAAATATTGGATTCGCTAAAGCTATAAATTTAGGAGCAAGTATATCTAAATCCGATAATTTAATTATTGCTAATGATGATTGCGCTACTAATTCTCACACACACAAAAACCTTTCTCAAGCATTAAATGAAAAAGAAGAGAATGGAATCTCATGCGTAGAAATTGGAGGTAAGCATGGCGATATAATTCCTATTCCAAAAGGTTTTTTACTAGCGATAAAGAGATCTATAATATTAAAAATAGGTGGATATATTTATGATGAATGCGCATCACCTTTGGGTTGCGAAACAGAACTAACATATAGGGCAAAAAATTATGGTTATGATTTAATATTAGCAAATAATTGTCACCATCAACATGTCCATGATATATCTAATCACCCGCAAACAATGATCAACTATCTTGGGGTAGAAATGTCTCCGCAAGGCGAAAAAGCTTTTCAATTTGATACGGAAAGAATGTTAAATGAAAAAATAAATAAATGGAAGGAATTGATAAAAAATGAAAATTAATTTTTTTGATAAAAATACAGGTAAAGATAAAAACATAAATATGCATTGGCCACAAGATGTTGTCGAATACATCAAACCACCTATGTTAGAGTTCGATGGAATATCTTTATTTACAGACGAAATGTGTTTTCATGAAGTGGTAGATCATGTAAAATCTAAATATAAAATAGCATGGGCGATGGAAAGTCCAGTTATTAAACCATATGTAGAATCTTATATCCAACAAATTGAGCACAAATTTGATTATATCTATATGTTTAATCCTCCAAAAAATAATCCAAAATATAAACAATCTTATTTTGGTGCATGCTGGTTGACTAAAGACAATTGTAAGATTTATGAAAAAAATAAATTATTATCTATAGTTGCTTCTAATAAAAACTATGCTCCTGGCCATAAATTAAGACACGAAATTATTGCGAAAAAACTACATAAAGATTTAGAACTATGGGGAAGTGGATATAGATGGTTTAGTGATAAACCAGAAGACAGAGTCCAACCATTTAAAGATTATATGTATGTAATAGCTATTGAAAATTGCCAATATCCAAATTATTTTACAGATAAAATTATAGATTGTTTTGCTACTGGATGTATTCCAATTTATTGGGGAGATCCAAATATGAATCAACATTTTAATAAAAATGGGTTCTATACATGGAACACTATAGAAGATTTAATTGAAATACTTGGTAAAATTGGTCCAGAAGATTATTATAATAAAATGCCATATATCAAAGAAAATTATGATAAATTTGAAAAATTTGCATCTCCAGATAAATGGCTGTACGATAATTGTTTTAAAATATTAAGTTAATATTAGAAATTTTTTAATATATAGGATATAATCCTCTACGAAAGAACATAATCTAGAAGAGTATGAATAATATACTTATATTAGGATCAAGTGGGCAGATAGGTTCTGCTCTTAAGAATTACTTATCAAATAAGTACAATGTAAAAGAATTTGATATAGAAAGATGTTCAAAAGAAGATTTGCGAAATAGATATGTTTTAGACGAATTGCTAAAAGATACAGATTTTGTATTTTTCTTGGCTTTTGATGTGGGTGGATCTACTTATTTAAAAAAATATCAAGATACAAAAAAATTCATGGATAATAATATAAAGCTTATGCTTTATACTTTTGAATCTTTAGAAAAATATAAAACACCATTTATATTTGCTTCAAGCCAAATGGCAAATATGAGTTATTCAAATTATGGTATTTTAAAACATATTGGTGAAAAATACACTCAAATGTTGAATGGTATTTTAGTTAAATTTTGGAATGTTTATGGTTTAGAGATGGACGAGAACAAGTTTCATGTAATTACTGATTTTATTAAAGCCGCTAAATATCAAAAACATATATCAATAAAAACATCTGGAGAAGAAGAAAGGCAATTCCTTCATGCAGATGATTGCTCTGCATGTTTAGAGATTTTAATGAATAAATATTCAGAACTCGCAAGAGATAAAAATTATCATATTACTAGTTTTGAATGGACTAAAATTATCGATATAGCTAAAATAATAAGCTCAATATCTAATACAACTTATTCAACTGGCGAAGGATACGACATTCAATTAAATAAAAAGAATGAAGCAGATCAATATATTTTGAATTTTTGGCAACCTAAAATTACTTTAGAAAATGGAATAAAAGATATATATAATCAAATATGATATATGATATTTATATGGAGAAATGCAATACTCCATCAGACATTAATGAGCATCTACCAGTAATTTATGATTATGTTAAAAAATGTAATCATGCAACAGAATTTGGAGTTAGAGATGTAGTTTCCACTTGGGCAATTCTAGCTGCAAAACCAAATAAAATTGTATCTTATGATATATCTTATCATCCTAATATTTCCTACGCGCAAGAATTAGCAAAAAAAGAAAATATTAATTGGCAGTTTATTCAAGGAGATACTTTAGCTGTAGACATAGAAGAAACAGATTTTTTATTTATTGATACGTTACATATTTACGAACAACTTAAAAAAGAATTAAATATTCACGCTAAAAAAGTTAAAAAATATATATGCTTTCATGATACAACAAGTTTTGGAGAAGTTAGCGAATATGGTGGAGTTGGTTTATGGAAAGCTATACAAGAATTTTTAAATGAAAATAAAAATTGGAAACTTTTAGAAAGAAGAACTAATAACAATGGTTTTACAATCATAGAAAAAACACAAGAATGAAAAAAGCAATAGTATGCGGAGCAGGTGGTTTTATAGGATCACATTTAGTAAAAAGATTAAAAGACGAAGGATTTTGGGTAAGGGGAGCAGATTTAAAACTTCCACTATATTCCCAAAGTCCAGCGGATGAATTTTTAGTTGGAGATCTAACTGACCCTAATTTTGTAAAAAATGTAATATGTGAAGATGTAGATGAATTATATCAACTTGCAGCCGACATGGGTGGAGCAGGATATATTTTCACTGGAGAAAATGATGCAAACGTAATGCACAACTCAGCACTCATCAATTTGAATATTGCTCATGAAGCAGTTATTAAAAAAGTTAAAAAAGTTTTTTATAGTTCTTCTGCTTGTGCTTATCCAGAACACAATCAATTAGATCCAGAGAATCCGAAATGTTCAGAAGAATCAGCTTATCCAGCAGCCCCAGATAGTGAGTATGGTTGGGAAAAGTTATTTAGCGAAAGAGTTTTCTTGGCATATAAAAGAAATTATGGACTAGATGTGCATATTGCTAGATATCATAATATTTTTGGTCCAGAAGGAACATATAAAGGAGGCAAGGAAAAAGCTCCAGCCGCACTCTGCAGAAAAGTAATAGATGCAAAAGATAATGGAGAAATTGAAATTTGGGGAGATGGAAAACAAACTAGATCATTCTTATATGTTGATGAATGCATAGACGGAACAATTAGATTAATGAGATCAAACTTTGAGGGACCAGTTAATATTGGTTCAGAAGAAATGATTTCTATTAATGATTTTGCAAATATGATCATAGGGTTAAGTGGGAAAAATATTACTATTAAAAATATTCCTGGCCCACTAGGAGTCAGAGGTAGAAACTCTGATAATAAATTAATAAAACAAAAATTAAATTGGGCACCTTCAAGACCTCTCAAAGAAGGTATTCAAAAAACATTCGAATGGATTAAAAGCCAAATAAATTAATGAGTCAAAACTTTAAAGAAACTTATTACGGAAAAAAAATAGATACTGCAAATATTTTAAATATTGAAGATGCCAGTAGATTAATCAATAATAGAAAAACAGTAGTTATTACTGGAGTTACTGGTCAAGATGGAAGTCATATGGCGGATTTTTTATTGAAAAATACTGACTATCTAGTATTTGGAGGAGTCAGAAGGTTAAGTGTTTATAATCATGAAAATATCAAACATATCAAATCTGATAGATTTTATTTAATTAATTTTGATTTAACTGATTCTCATGCAATATCAAGAACAGTAGAAAAACTTCAACCAGATTATTTTATTAATTTTGCTGCTCAAAGTTTTGTTGCTAGTAGCTGGGATTTCGCCCGTCAAACTTGGCAAACAAATTCTACATCAGTACTTGATATATTAGAAGCAATTAGACTTTATAAACCATCATGCAGATTATATCAAGCTGGATCTAGTGAGGAATTTGGAAACGTAACCTATACTCCTCAAGATGAAAAACACCCACTACGCCCAAGAAGTCCTTATGGAGCAAGTAAAGCTGCATCTAGACAACTTATTAAAGTTTATAGAGAATCTTATAACCTTTACGCTATACAAGGTTGGTTATTTAATCACGAAGGAGTTCGTAGAGGAGAAGAGTTCGTAACCAGAAAAATAACTAAAAATGTAGCTAGAATTTATTCAGCAATAAAAAATAATCAAGACTTTATTCCATTAGAATTAGGAAACATAGAGGCTAAAAGAGATTGGAGTGATGCAGAAGATTTTATAGATGGGGTTTGGATGATGTTAAATCAAGATGTATACAACAAGAATTATAACGGCACACCAAATGATTATGTATTCTCTTCTAACGAAACTCATACAATTAAAGAATTTGTAGAAAAAGCTTTTTATATAGTTGGAATAAATGGAAAATGGATTGGAGAAAATGAACATTTAATTTATGTATCAGATAACAATAAAACATTAATGCAAATTAACCCTAAATTTTATAGACCTGCAGAAGTTGAATTATTACTTGGAGACTCAAGGAGAGCAAGGCAAGAATTAGGATGGGCTCCAAAAATATCTTTTGATAGGCTTATAGAAAAAATGGTATTGTCAGATATTGAAAAGCTTAGTGAATGAATATTCTAGTGACTGGTGGACTTGGTTTTATTGGTTCTAATTTTATTAAATATATAATTAATAAAAAAGAAGTTCATTCTATTCTAAATATAGACACCATAGGGAAATATTATGGAGCGGCAAATATAAATAATGTTAAATCTTTTAAGAATGATATTAAATATAAATTTGAGGATTTTTGGTTGGAGAATTTAGGTTTTCCCATAGAGATTAAAAAATTTAAAAATATATTAAAAGAAAATAATATAACTCATATAGTCCATTTTGCTGCAGAATCCCATGTAGATAATTCAATATCTGATCCAAGAAAATTTTTTGAATCTAACATACTAGGAACATTCAACTTATTAGAAATCATTAGGGATTTTCCAGAGATTAGATTTCATCAAATTTCTACTGATGAAGTTTATGGTAGTTTAGGTAAAGAAGGTAAATTCACAGAAACAACGCCTTGCGCCCCAAATTCACCATATTCTGCTTCAAAAGCTTCTAGTGATATGTTAGTAAAAGCATATCACCATACCTTTAAAGCCTTAGTTACAATTTCTAATTGTTCAAATAATTACGGCCCAAATCAACATAATGAAAAATTTATACCAGTAGTTATCAATTCTATATTAAACAATAAAAAAATACCAGTTTATGGAAATGGAAAAAATGTAAGAGATTGGATTTTTGTTGATGATCATTGTCAAGCAGTATGGTTAATACTTAATAATGGTAGAATTGGAGAGACTTATAACATAGGCGGAAACTGTGAAAAAACAAATTTAGAAATTATTAACAATATTTGTCACGCCATGAACCTTGATTCACAGAATTATATATCTTTTGTAGAAGATCGAAAAGGTCATGATTTTAGATATGCAATTGATAATTCAAAAATTAATAAAGAATTAAATTGGTTTCCAACAACATCATTTGAAGATGGAATATTAAAGACCATAGATTATTATAAAAATAAAACTTGCTAATATTATAAACTTATATTATAAATATAGCATGTCTAGCGGTAAATTCACTCCTCATAAACTATGTCAATTTATAGTTAAGAAATATATCAAAAATAATGTAAATTGGCCTAGAGAGATAAAGATTGCTAAAACTTTAATTAAAACTAATAAAGGATATTCTTTTTGGAATAGTTTAAGAGAATTAAAATTACCTAGTTTAGCTTGGTTTTTAACAGATGAAGGCAAGGCGTTTTTAGCTATAGAGCATAAAAAGAATGAATTATGTTTAGATAATAAACAAGAAAAAATAATACTTAATGAAAATAAAGTTGGGGAAGATAAAAAAGTTTGCCAAAAACCTAAAAGTCTGTTAGAATTTATTACATATGGCAAAAAAATCTAAAGAAGAAATTATTGAATCATCTGGCCCAAGTGCATCAGATAGACTATTATCGTTTTTAAAAGACAATAAAGAAGATCATTACAATTTTGAAGATGAGATATATTATAAAGTATCTACTGGTAGCTTAAACCTGGATATCGCTACAGGTGGTGGTTTATGCCCAGGGTTGCATAGATTTATTGGAATGAATGAAGGTGGTAAAACCTCAGAAGCATTAGAAGTAACAAAGAACTTTTTGAAATCAGTAGAAAATTCTAGAGCTTTACTTTTTAAAGCAGAAGGAAGATTAAGCAAAGAAATCAAAGAGCGTTCTGGAATTAAGTTTGTAACTGATCCTAAAGAGTGGGTAGATGGAACTTGTTTCGTATTTGAATGTAATATTTTTGAAACTGTTTCAGAATTAATGAAGGATCTTATTCAATCTAATGACGAGAATAAAAGGTACATCTTTATTCTTGATTCGGTTGACGGATTGATGACAAAAGGTGATGCCCAAAAAAGCATGACTGAAGCAACTAAGGTTGCTGGAGGAGCAGTTATCTCATCAATGTTGATGAAGAAGATTTCTCTCGCTCTTTCTAAACGTGGTCATATGGCAATCTTTATTAGTCAAGTTAGATCAGATATTAAACTTGACCCTTATGCAGCGAATAAGGATATTCGTCAAACTACTGCAACTGGTGGAAATGCGTTATTGCATTTTGCTAATTGGATTCTCGAATTCGAACCAAAGTTTAATAAAGACCTTATTCTTGAAAAACCAAATGATAGATATGACCCAGTAAAGAATAAGATTATTGGACATAATGTAAAAATCGCTATTAAGAAATCCACTAATGAATCCACAAATTCAAAAGTTCAATATCCAATTAAATATGGTCGCAAAGATGGTTCATCAGTTTGGAAGGAGTATGAAGTAATTGATCAAATTCTTTCTTGGGAATTTGCATCAGCTAAAGGAGCATGGGTAACATTCTCAGATGAAATCATTGCTGAACTAAAAGAACAAAATTTAGAACTAAAAAAGCAACACCAAGGTATAGATAATCTAAGATCCTATCTAGAAGAAAATAAACCAATCGTTGATTATTTTTATAATAAATTTATTCAAACCCTTGCTTCATGAGATTATTAAATGTTAACGGAACTCTCGTTAACAAAAATGTAAGTAAATATCTAGTAAATTGGAATGGAAAATCCAGAAGTAAATTACAATTTAAATTCAAACAATTCTTTTATCCTTATTGGAAAAATCACATTGTATATGAAGAGTTTCCAGTTTATGGAAGCATGCTTAAAGTTGATTTATTAAATGCAACAAAAAAGATAGCAGTCGAGATACAAGGCGATCAACACGAATCATTCAACAAGTTCTTCCATGATAATTCTAGATTTAAATATCTTCAAAGTATTAAAAGAGATGTTAAAAAAGAAAAATGGCTTGAAATGAATGAATTTAAATTCCTTCAAGTCTACGAATCTGATCTAAAAACTTTATCACCACAATATATAGAAGAAAAGTGCGGAATTTTAATTATTTAAGTGTAAAATTAGGTGGTGACTAATAAGAAAAAATTCAATTTTCCAGATGCACTTTTAAAGCAAATTGATGAATGCAGTTTTGGTGGATATGTTCTTTTTAATTTCTCAAATAAAGGTGAGCCTCAAGTATTCACAAAGTTTGATAATCAAATAAATGCTATGGCACTTTTATATTATTTAAATACTTGGAGTCAAAGCGTAGATCAACTTAATCTAGAAGCCACAACAGATTTAATTGCCAGAAAAAATGACGAAGACGACCAAGAAGACGAAGATTAACTTGACTTTTATTTTTTAATATAGTATCATAATTGTTGATGATTTATTCTATTCAAGTAGAACGACATGTATTAAGTGGTTTAATTAAATATCAAAATTTATTTGCAGAAGTAGATATTTTCTTAAATGATACCGACTTCTTTAATGAAGTTCATTCCACAATATATTCTGTTTATAAAAGCATAGCTCATAAAGGCGAAAAAGTAGATAAAGTACTTTTAGCAGAAAAGATTAAAAATCTTGGTATATCTTTTAAAGATGATATTAATATATTTGACTACATCGAAAACTTGGCATTCTCTCAGATCACAGAAGAAGCCACAATGAATGCTTGCAAAGAATTAATGAAATTAAGAATACGTAGAGAGATAATTCAAACAGCAGATAAATTAAAATCTTTCATAACAAAAAATGGTGATGACGCAATTGATAAAATTATAGCCGAAGCAGATTCTATTTATAATAATAAAATTTCATCCTATATCTCAAAGGATGAACCAATCAATTTATTTGAAGGAGTCGAGGATATAATTGAGGAATTAGGAAATAATCCTAGAGAAGATTCTGGTTTAATTACTGGTTATCCAGAGTTTAACAGACTATATGGTGGTTTAAAGAATGGAAACATTTATGCAATCGTAAGTCGTCCAGGTCAAGGAAAATCTACTTGGATAAATGATATATGTTTTAACGTAGCAAAGAATCCAAAGAACAAAGTAAAAACATTAATTCTAGATACAGAAATGCAGACTTTTGATATTCAATTAAGAATGGTATCTTCTATATCAGATGTACCCATGTGGTATCTTGAAACTGGAAATTGGCGTAAAAATGAAGACATGACTAAAAAAGTTAGAGCAGCTTGGGCGCATGTTAAAAATTATGAACATTATCACTATCATGTTGGTAATAAAAACATTGATCAAATCTGTTCTATGATTCGCAGATGGTATTTGTCTAAAGTAGGCAGAGGAAACCAAGCTTTGATTGCTTATGATTATATCAAACTAACTGGAGAAAAGGTTGGTCAGAATTGGGCAGAACATCAAGCGATTGGAGATAAGATTGACAAACTTAAAAGAATTTCAGAAGAAATTAATTGTCCAATCGTAACAGCCATGCAACTTAATAGAACTGGAGAAAACTTTAATAGAAACGCTTCAGCAGTTGTTGATGACAGTTCAGCTATTTCATTATCAGATAGACTACAATGGTTTGCTTCATTCGTAGCGATTTTCAGAAGAAAAACATTAGATGAATTAGCTTTGGATGGTCAACAATTTGGAACTCATAAGTTAATTCCAACTAAGACTAGATTCCAAGGTAGAGAAGCAGCGGGTCATCAAGACTTAGTTAGAAGACTAGATGCTACTGGTAAAGAAACATGGGCGCAAAATTATTTAAATTACAATGTACAAAACTTTAAGATCGAAGAGCGAGGATCTTTACATGATATCGCTACAAGACAAAGAGAGCAATATCAATTAAATGATCAAAGCGCAAATGACGGAGAATTATTGTGAACGTAAAATTAATATCTATAACTAAACCAGATATTGAAGGATTGAAAAATGCAGAAGATCTAGTTGCGTATTGCGCTAGAGTTAGCAATCCATCAAATCAAATGAATTCTGAATCCGCGCCGAAATTACTTAGCTTTTTAATTAAACATAAGCATTGGAGTCCATTTGAAATGGTTGATATGACAGTTGAAATTAAAACCAGTAGAGCGATTGCAGCACAAATCTTGAGGCATAGATCATTTAGTTTTCAAGAGTTTAGCCAAAGATATAGCGTCGCAACAGATTTCGAAGATATTGAATTTAGATTACAAGGAGATAAAAATCGTCAAGTAGGAGAGAATTTATTAGACCCAACAGATTTAAGATATGCAGATTTGTATAGCTCAGTCAAACAAGCCATAGAAGCTTCAACTGTAGCTTATGATAAGATGATTCAAGGAGGAATTGCAAAAGAAGTAGCACGAATGATTCTTCCATTAACAACTGAAACGACAATGTATATGAAAGGGTCGCTTAGAAGCTGGGTTCACTATCTTGATTTAAGAACAGAACAGAATACTCAAAAAGAACATAGATTAATTGCAGATGAATGTAAGAATATTTTTATTCAAAATTTTCCTATAATAAGTGAGGCATTACAATGGAAAGTGGAATAAATATTCACGAAGTGTTAACCAATATAGGTTATTCACTCAAAGATTGTGGAAAAGAATATAGAGCAAGACCAATCTATAGAGATAGCGACAACGATTCTGTTTTAAGGATTTATAAAGATTCTGGAAACTGGGTTGATTTTAAAGAAAATATAAGTGGCGATTTCGCTACTTTAATTAAACTTAGTCTAAAATTAGAAACTCAAGACCAAGCAAAAACGTGGCTTAAAGAAAAGAATTTTGTTGGAAGCACAGTTCTTAAGGATGAAAAACCAAAGATTAAATCTGCAAAAACTTTTGATAAAGATTTACTTTTAAAATTAAAAAAAGATCATGCTTATTGGATTAATAGAGGAGTATCAGAAGAAACCCTAAATCTGTTTTTAGGTGGAGTAGCAGATAATGGCAAAATGAAAAATAGATACGTATTTCCAATTCTTAATAGTAAAAAAGATATCGTAGGATTTTCTGGAAGAGATTTAAATTCTCAAAGCAAGATCAAATGGAAGCACTTGGGAGAAAAGATTAATTGGTGTTATCCTTTATTCTTGAATATTGATGACATTCAAAAATCTAAAGAAGTATTCTTGGTGGAAAGTATTGGTGATTGTTTATCTCTATGGGAAGCTGGAGTTAAAAATACTATAGTTACTTTTGGATTAGAGGTTAGCGTATCAATTCTAAATATTTTACTAAAAGTTGATCCTACTAAAATTTATATATCATTTAATAATGATCAAGAAAAAAATAACGCTGGGAATATTGCGTCAGAAAAAGCTTATAATAAATTATTAAGATATTTTGATTCAAGACAATTAGAGATTAAATTACCATCCAAGAAAGATTTTGGAGAAATGAGTTCCGAAGAAATATTACAATGGCACAAGAAACCAAAAATTTAAAAGTTCTTTCAGCTTCTAGAATTAAGACTCTTGAAACTTGCTCTTGGGTTTACTGGAATAACTATCATACTAAAGTTCCACAATCTCAAAATGATGGAGCTTTAAGAGGAACTATTTGCCATACAGTTTTTGAACTACTTTTAAATAAAAGGCATCTTGAAAATTATAAGAGAATAATAAAAAAGAATGCAATTGATGGCGATAAAGGTGTCGATGCATTAGTTAAAAAATTAGCTAAAAAAGTTAAATTAGATGATAGCAATTATAAGCTATTAAATGATATGATTTTGGTTGGCTTAAAGCATGATTTCTTTGGTGAGCATGGAGATATAGTTAAACCAGAGTATTCCTTTAATATCGAAAGTCAAGAGCCTAAATACCATATTCGAGGTTTTATAGATAAGCCTATTAAAACCAAAAAAGAAATGCATATAATCGACTACAAAAGCTCCAAATATAAGTTTAGGGGTGATGACCTTGAAGCCAATATTCAAGCCATGATGTATAGTCTAGCGAGTAAGAAATTATGGCCGAAACTGAAGCCTATTGTAAAGTTCTTATTTCTTAGGTTTCCAAAGCAGCCTATTCAAGAGTTAACTTTTACAGATGAACAAATTACTGGCTTTGAACACTACTTAGAGCATATCAATGATTATGTTAATAAGTTTGATGAAAATTCTGCTAAAGCTAACTTTGCAATAGATAACGAAAAGAATAAATGGATGTGCAAGGTAGGTGGCTGGAAATGTCCATATAAAGATCCTTATGAATATTATGTTAAATTAAATGATAAAGGTGAAGTAGTTGAAACTAGCCTAGAGAATAATTTCAAAGATATTAAAGGATTTAAAGTAGAAACTAGAAAATATGAAGGTTGCCCAAAATGGCCACAACTCAAGCAAGGCGAAAATCACGATGCTTTTGCTGATTTAAATTAGCTATTGACACCATAACATATATTAATTATAATATCCAAATGGAAGTAATCCCATTATTTAAGTCTCATTTTAGTATTGGAAGATCTATTCTTACTCTTGAAGACGAAGAGAAAGAAGATAATCAACCAGATTCTATTATAGATATAGCAAAAGATAACAACTTGAAAGAAGTTAATCTAGTTGAAGATAATATGACTTCATTTTTGCAAGCTTATACTAATACCAAGAAATATAATATTAACTTAAGATATGGATTAAGGATTTCTATAAACGATGATATGAACGAAAGGTCAGAAGAGTCTCGTCAAAAAACCTCTAAAGTAGTTATATTCTTTAAGAACGAACAAGGCTACAAAGATTTAATTAAAATATTTTCAACTGCTGCGAAAGATGGTTTTTATTATGAACCAAGAATAGATTTCAAAACTTTAAAATCATTATGGAGTGATAAGAACTTAATATTATGTATTCCATTTTATGATTCTTTTATTTTTAATAACACATTAAGAGGAACAGTTTGTGTGCCAGATTTAGAATTTACCAAACCAATATTATTCATTGAAAATAATAGTCTTCCATTTGATCATATTATTAAGGCTAAAATTTTAGCTTACGCCAAAGCTAATAAACTAGAAACCTTAAATACTAAAAGCATCTACTATAAAAACGGCAACGATTTTAAAGCATATCTAACCTTTAGATGTATCAACAATCGAACCACTTTGAATAAACCAGAATTATCACATATGACCAGTAATCGATTTTCTTTTGAAAGCCTAAATATTAAATGAATAAAAAAGTAAATGAGTATGGCACTAAATGCCGACAAAGAGAAGATACAGAAGATCGTCTTATAGACTATAGAAACTGGAAATATAAACAAAAATATTTATGGACTACAGATTTAGACCAAATAGAATGGACCAAAGAAAATGGTGAAGACGTTCCAGTAGCAATTTTGGAAATGACTAGAATAGACAATGATTATTCAATACCACCAAATTCATATTTTGATAGCATAGTACAAAGAATGTTTACCAGAGATACGCAAGGAAGAAAAGCAGTTATATTAGCTAATAAATTAAATGTGCCAGCTTTTATCGTAGCTTATTTAAAAAATATGAGTTACTTTATAATGTATGATATGAAAAAAAGAGATGGATGGAAAGTTTTAAATGAGGACGAATACATAGACTGGCATTATAAAATCAGAAATATAGAAAGACCTCAAATAGAAGAAGATCCTTTCGCGGATATAATTTAATATGGACGAGCATTTATTAAGATACGACAAGAGTAAAACTTTTGTTTTTATTGATTTAGAAACATTTAATCTTTGCTTGAATTTCTGCCATAATCTACCTTGGCAAATTGGAATGATAAAAGCTAAAGGTGATTTTAAAACTGATAGCAAGAATTTTTATATTAAGTGGAATACTGATTTGAAAATTAGTGATGATGCAGCAAGAATAACAAGATACGACCACAAGAAAGTTCAAAAGGAAGGTCTTGATATTAAAGAAGCTTTTCCCACAATCAAAGATTGGCTAGATCATGCAGATTATATTGTTGGACACAATATTCTTGGTTTTGATATTTTCTTAATTAAAGAATTATATGAATCTATGGGTTGTCATTGGGATCATTTAATGAATAAGATAATTGATACTAATTGTATAGCTAGAGGGATAAAGTATGGAACTCCATATAAACCCAATACTGATTTATTAGAATATCAATATAAAACGTATCATACAAAACGAAAAGATGTAAAAAGTAGCTTGACATTCCTTGGTAAAGAGAATAGTATAGATCATGACTATGATAAATTGCATGATGCAATTAATGATCTTGATCTTAACTTAAAAGTTTGGAATAAATTAAAGTGGCAAATTGAGTTATAATATGGGATCTTTAGATGATGTATATGATTTGACGCAAAAGCTAGAAGATAGCGGCATAGAGTATCTTCTTATAACTGTTCAAAAGGGCAAAAAGCAAGGCAAAGCAGATGTATTCTTTCATTTAAAAGATAAGTCTTCCATGAGAATCTTAGCCACTGGATTAGCGGCTTTTGATAAACAAATAGATAAAATACAAAGAGAAGAAGAGGAAGAAGATGACGAATAAAGATTTTAATAGTTTATTTGATCAAGTAGATTTACCTCTTTATGGAGTAAGACTTCCAGAGTTTAAAATAAATAATGAATACAAGCATGATTTAGAAGTAAGTGAAGATGTATCAAATTACGAATTTCTTAGAGCATTAGCTTTAAAAGGATTTAAAAAGTTAAATCTTAAAAAAGACTCAGATTTATATAAAAAATATATTGAAAGAGCAAAGTACGAATTAGAAACTCTTAAAGAACTAGAGTTTATTGATTATATTATTTTGGTTTGGAGTGTTATTGATTATTGCAACAAGAATAATATTCCAGTTGGATTAGGTAGAGGTTCAGCAGCGGGTTCTCTGATATTATATCTAATCGGGGTTACTCAAATTGATCCAGTTAAATATGATCTTTATTTTGAAAGATTTATATCCAAGATTAGAGCTAAAAAGCAAGTTGTTGATGGGGTAACCTATTTAGATGGCAGTTTGATGTGTGACGTAGATTTAGATATTTGTTATTATAATAGACATAAAGTTTTACAATATTTAGAAGAACAATTCAAAGGTAAGACTAGCAAGATTTTAACATTAAATACATTGAGCGGAAAATTATTGATTAAAGAGTGTGGAAAAATTGTTGGAGAAAAATCAGAACAAGAGATGACAGAAGTATCATCTTTGATTCCTAAAATCTTCGGACAAGTTAAAGATATCACCACAGCTTACGACGATGTACCTAAATTTAAAGAATGGTGTGACAATAATAAAGATATTTATGCTATCGCTCTTAGACTAAGGAACTTAATTAAAAATAAAGGTGTTCATCCATCTGGAGTTTTATTGTCTTATAATGATCTAGAGAATTCTTGTCCAACTGAATTATCTGGAGATAAAGAAGCAGTATCAAGTTTTGACATGAGCTGGGTTTCATTATTTAATATTAAACTTGATATTCTAGGTTTAAGAAGCGTTTCTGTAGTAGATGACGTTTGTAAAAGTATTGGTAAAAAAATAACGGACATTGATTTAAATGATGAATCGATCTATAGAAATCTGCAAGACCTAAGAAATCCTCATGGTCTATTCCAGATTGAAGCGGAAACTAATTTTAAAGTTTGTCAAAAAGTTAAGCCCAAGAATCTAGAAGAATTAAGCGGAGTTTTAGCTTTAGCTAGACCTGGAGCTTTGCAATTTGCTGATAAATATGCTGCTCATACTAATTTTCAACAATCAGAAAGTATTCATCCATTCTTTGATGATATATTAAAAGATACTGGTGGAGTAGCTTTGTACCAAGAGCAATTAATGAAGATGGCTAATAAGATTGGATTCACATTGGATGAAGCAGAAATTTTAAGAAGAATTGTGGGTAAAAAGAAAACAGAAGAAATCAAAGCTTGGAAGAAGAAGATCGAAGACAAGATTAAAGAAAATAAACTTCCAAAAGAAGTAGGAGAAATCTTATGGAAAATCTTGGAGGATTCAGCGAACTATTCATTTAATAAATCACATTCAATCGCTTATGCAGCTTTAGCCGCAATTACTATTTATTTGAAGTTTAATTATCCTCAACAATTCTTTTTGTCTCTATTAAAGATGACTAGAAACGAACCAGATCCAATTGGTGAAATATCTAAGATTCAAAAAGAAATGGGACATTTTGATATTAAATTATTAAAGCCTCATATTATTAAATCTGAAATGGATTTCTCTATAGAAGGTTCAGATATCAGATTTGGACTATTATCAATTAAAGGTATTTCAGATAAATCAATTGAAAAGTTAAATGGATTTAGAAACAAGTATTCTAATAAGTTTGAAATTTTTCAAGCAGCAGAAGAAGCAGATCTTAATATTGGAGTATTATGCTCCTTGATTCAAGCTGGAGCTTTAACTGGATTTAAACAATCTAGAAGTAAAATAGTACTAGAAGCCCAACTTTGGAATATATTAACAGCAAAAGAAAAAAAGTATGCGATTTCATTTGCGGAGCAATTTGATTATGATCTTATTAGAATAATTAAACATTTAAATGTATTTACTGATGAAAAGAATAAAGTAATAATTAAGAGTTCTAGATTAGATACAATTAAATCTAAATACGAACCTTATCTTAAGATCTATAACCAAAATAGCAAAAGTGAAAGTTTCGCTAATTGGTATTATGAAAAAAGACTTCTTGGTTATACTTACGAAAGAACATTAAAAGATATTTTTCATGAAAAAAGAGAAGATTTATTACTTATTAATGAAATTATTAATTTACCAGTAAATCAAAAAGTAGCATTAGTTGGAGAAATAACAGATGTATATTCTGGAACATCAAAAAATGAAAAGAAAACAAAATATCTAAGACTTAAGGTATCAGATGAAACTAGCGATATTACTGTATTATTATTTAACGATAAGATAGAAAACTGCAAAACTCTTAATGGTAATAAGAATCCAGATGAAAAGAATATCGTGATAGTTAAAGGCATTAAAAAAGAAGATTGTATATTTGCTGATCTAGTGGCAATTCAAGATCATGATATATATATGAAACTTAGCGAAATTAAAAAGATTTGACATTCTATTAAAGATAATATATCATCACTATATGATATCATTCTACAAACCTAATAGTAAAAATACTGGAACAGCTTGCAGCTTTACAGTAAATTCAAAAGATGCTTCAATTTGGAGTTCGTTAATTAAACAATCCTCTTGGAACGATGCTAAGAAAATCGGCTCGTTTTCTGAAAATCAAAATAATCCAAATAAAAGTGTTAAGATTAAATTTTCTCTAACAGAAGCTGCGGGTCTTTTAGATGCTTTAGAAAGAAATACTGAATTTTCTGCATACCATACTTCAGAAAAGCAATCTACTCAAATCAAGTTATCTCCATATCTTAGGGATGAAAAGCAAGTTGGATTCTCTTATATGGTATCTAAAACAGATAAGCAAAATAGCGAAAATAAACAATCATATCTAATTGGTTTTTATTTTAATGAAGCTCGTCTATTAAAGCAGTTTTTATCTTATGCATTAGATTCTGTATTTGAATGTCAAAGAATAGAAACAATTAAAAAACTTAAAAATTCTAAAAAAGAAGATAATGACGATAATCAAAACGATGCCAAAACTGATAATGATGGCGAGCTTTGGTAATGTCTAGGAAAAAGAAATTCTTATATCATTCAGATTTTGCTTTAGCCAAAACTGGCTTCGGCAGAGTATCAAAGTCTCTTTTAACTTATTTATATAAAACTGGAAAATATGATATCGTTCATTATTGCTGTGGAATGCAAGAAGGAAATCCAGATTTATTAAAAACGCCTTGGAAATCTTTAGGAACTTTACCCAATTCACCAGCAGAAATAGAACAATTAAATAAAGACCCAAATCAAGCAAGACTTGCTAGTTATGGTGCGTATTTTATAGATAAAGTTATAGAGCAAGAAAAGCCAGATGTTTATGTCGCAGCCCAAGATATTTGGGGGGTAGATTATAGCATAGGAAAGCCTTGGTTCAATAAGATTAAATCAGCGATTTGGACTACATTAGATTCATTACCTATATTACCATCTGCTGTTTCTTGTGCGTCAAAATTAAAAAATTATTGGATTTGGAGTGATTTTGCTACTAAAGCCTTACATGATTTAGGCCATAAAGAAGTAGAAACAATACATGGACCAATTGATATAAATAATTTTTATAGATTATCTGAAGATGAAAGAAAGAATTTAAGAATTAAAAATAATATCAATCCAAACGCTTTTATTATTGGTTTTGTTTTCAGAAATCAATTAAGAAAAAGTGTTCCAAACTTATTAGAAGGTTATGCTATTTGGAAAGCTAGAAATCCAGAAGTTAAAAACACTTACTTACTTTTACATACTCATTGGTCCGAAGGTTGGAATATTTATAAGTTAGCAGAGGAATATAATATACCTAAGCAAGAAATATTAACTACTTATGTTTGTAAAAGCTGTGGTAACTATGAAGTTAAAAATTTTACTGGACAAGATATTGATTGTAAATTTTGTAAAGCTCAAAAATCTCAAATAACTACTAATGTAGGAATTGGAATTACAGAAAAACAACTAAATGAAGTTTATAATTTGATGGATGTATATTGCCATCCATTTACAAGTGGTGGACAAGAAATACCAATTCAAGAAGCCAAATTGACGGAGTTAATTACATTAGTTACTAATTATAGCTGTGGAGAAGAGATGTGCTTGGATGAAGCTAATTCATTAGCTTTAGATTGGGCTGAATATAGAGAGCACGGAACAGAATTTAGAAAAGCCTCAACTTTACCAAATTCAATAGCTAAACAATTACAAAAAGTATGGAAAATGCCCATAGAAAAAAGAAAAGAAATGGGCAGAAAAGCTAAAGAATGGACTGTAGATAATTACTCATCAGAAGTTATTGGCAATAAATTCGAAGAATTTATAGACTCAGCAGAACTTGCAAACTATAATAGTATATCAATAAATCCAGAACCACAAGATCCTTTATGCAAAATTCCACTAATAGAAGATAATTCTGAATGGTTAAAAGTTTTGTATGCAAAAATCTTAAAAAGACCAGAAGTTGATGAAAATGATGATGGTCATAAATACTGGATGCAGGAATTATCTAAAGGGCAAAAGCGTGAAGAGATCGAAAAATATTTCAGACAAGTAGCTTGGCAAGAAAATGAAAAAAATAAAAAAGTAGAATTCAAAGACCTTCTTGATAAAGATGATCACGGAAAAAGAATTCTATATGTTATACCAGAAGATGAGTCAGATGTATTTATGAGTAGTAGTTTATTTCCATCTATAAAAAGATTATATCCAAATTATAATTTATACGTTGCCACAAAAAATGAATATTTTGATATACTAGATGGAAATCCTAATGTTCATAAAATTATTCCATTTGTACCACAAATGGAAAACCAAATATGGTGTGAAGGAAATAAAGATTTTGAAGGTTATTTTGAAGTTGCATTTTTGCCTTATATTGGAACACAAAAAATATTAAATTATCTTCATAATGGTAAAGATAAAATTGAATTTGATATAAAAAATTTCTAATATCTATATGCATATTCTAGAAGCATTTGCTACTTCCTCTGGTTTAAAAATATCAAAACCATATATTTATGAAAAATACTATCCATTAAATTTTGATAAATATATAATAATTGAAACAAATGATTCAAAATATCAATCTAAAAATTATGATTATTGGCAAGAAGTTATTAGCCTAATCTTGCCTTCATTAAAAGAAAATAATATAAATATTCTACAAATATGTGGGCAGAATGATCCTAGATTACTTAATGCTTATACTGTAACTGGTTATACAGCAAATCAAAAAGCATATTTAATTAAAAATTCTGTAGTTTATATTGGTTCTAATTTATTAGGACTACAATTAGCTTCAAATTATAGTAAAAAAATCGTAGGTCTATATGGAAATATTTATGCATCACAGAATAAACCATATTGGAGCAACGAAGAAGATCTAGTTTTGATTCAAGGTTTTCATGAAAAAACGAAACCATCATATGCCCCGCAAGAGAATCCAAAGGTTATAAATAATATAAAACCAGATATTTTGGCTCAAAGCATTTTAAATAGTTTAAATATTAAATATAAAATTAAAAATAAATTCAAATCTATAGGCGCAAGTTATATGAATAAAACTATAGAACTTGTACCAAATATGGTTATTAATCCAGCTTCTTTTGGAGCACCAAATGTTATAGTCAGAATGGATATTGAATTTAATGAAAACTTTCTAGCAGCACAATTAGCTCAAAGTAAATGTTTAATTATAACAAATAAAACTATTTCAGAAAATTTGATAAAGACATATAAAGCTAATATCACTCAAGTTGTATACAAAATTGAAAAAGAGAACGATCCTTTATTTATTAATTTATTAAAAAATGAAAACATTAGTTTTGCATTAATATCAGCATTAGATCAAGAAGATATTAATAATATTAAAATTCATTATATGGATTTAGGTTTAATACTAAAACTCAATTATAAATCTAAAGAAGATTATGATTGTGAAAATATAAAATACTATAAAAGTAATCATTTTATATTAAGTAATAGCAAATTATACATGAGTGAAGCTGCAGTAGAAAAAGACTTACCTATTAAAGATTTTGATCAAAACATTCAAGAAATCATTGATACTGATACCTTTTGGAAACACGCAGATAATTATGCTTTTTTAGTTGACTAGTTTATATAAATAGACTATCATACTAATAATGAGTCCAAAAATTAAACAACAAGATCAAACCGCTTCAATTGGAAGCTCTGCACTTTTTGATAGCAATATCAATATTATGCCAGAATTAAATGAACCAGTACTAGAAGTTGTTCCTCCTAAGCTCATCACAAGAAATAAATATGGCTTAATTGAGGATAAAAATACTAATTATACATACAATGATGATGGAACTATTAATTGGCGTAAAATGGTTAAGCAAGAATATCTTGTTCCAAATAGACAAAAAACTCAAGAAACAGATGTATCTAAACTAGAAGATAAAGATCTACTTATTCTTTTAGGTGGAATTAAAGAACTCGCTCAAATTAGAGGTTATACTAGCGTTGAGTATAAAGTGGTTGCAGCTAGTGAAAATTATTTTGCAACATCCTGTAAAATTACATGGATTCCTAATTATGAAACTAATGGAAGAGTTATTGAGTTCGAAGCCCTTGCAGATGCCACTTTAAATAATACAAAGAGTTTCGCTAGATATTTTTTGGCAGCAATTGCTGAGAATAGAGCCTTTGTAAGATGCGTGCGTAATTTCTTAAAGATTAATATTGTATCACAAGAAGAATTGGGCGATGCAAAACTTCTTGAAGAAGCCGTAGTTTCAAATGAGAATCCGACTTCTCCACAAGTTCTCTTGGAGAAAGTTATGAAAGACAAGGGGATTTCTTTTGATTATCTCAAAGAAAAATTAATTAAAGAAAAATTCGAAGGGGCAGAGAGTCTTAATTCTCTTCAAGATATTCCAAAATCTAAAATATTTGAATTAATTGATAGAATTAAAAAAATTAAAAAATAACTACGATGCCCTAAAAAATGGAATTCGTACACCAGTTCCATTTATATCGAGTCTAAAATAGCCAGAAGGCGCATAAGTTCTAGTTGTTGAGTTTAAAACTTGATCTGAATTAAATAATAAACGTCCACCAGTACCACTTAAATTTAAGTAATAACCACTTGCTAATTTTAAATCTCCACTATTTATTTGATTTTTTAGAAAAGCGTCACCACTTAGATTATTTATTAAACCAATAAGATAACCACTTACTCCAGATAATTGTTCAGCGTCAACAATATTACTTAACTGGTTACTGATAGGAATTGGAATATTATTAGTTTGAGGCAAGAATGCTAAATTATTAACTATTTGTCTATCAGTATCAACAGCAGTTCCTTCATTATTAACTTTTGGAAATCTATAAGTAGCACCTAATCCAGTTGGAAATGCTTGGTAATCAACAGAGACAGCTTCTACGGTAGTATAAGTATTATTAAAACAAAGCTTTGCACCATTGTATTGTCCTGCCCCTCCTACTCTCCAAGAAGATCCTGCGACACATGTTGGACAAGGTGTATAACCACATTGATTAAAACAATCTGCTAGATTTCCGCCTACGCAACCAGATTCATAATGGTTTCTAGTATAATTACCTAAATCATAAGTGCTTCCATTACTAAAATCTTTATCATATTGAGCCATTAAATTATCTTCAAATTTAGTAGATGGTCTTAGTGCCATATATCCACTTTTAAGAATTCCACCGCCAGTACTCTTAGCAAAACTACTAGTTGTTGTAAAAGTATCAACTCCATTAAAAAATGCTTCTCTTAATTGAATTCCACTATTAGCCAACGCTTTAACAAAACTAGTATAACTTGGACTAGTAAATTGTTGATACATTATTTTATTTAAATTATCTGGTATCAAATAACCAGTAGCAGCTTTTTGATCAGTAAAAAATACATAAATACTTCCAATATAATTTTTAGGATTTTTTAGTACTATTGATATATTATTATCACTATTTATAATAGCTGTAGCAGTATTTATATCATATTTTTCAGAAGTCATTTGATCATTTTGAAATCTTCCAAAAAGATAACCATGAGGTTGATTATAAGCTGTACCAGCTAAAGTTTTTTGAGATGTATATTTTGTTCCCCCATTTTCTTTTGCGTCAATAGTTATCCAAAATCCAGAAATTACATCATCTGTTAAGAATGATCTTAAATTTGCATCACTAAAGTTAACGAATGCTGCGAATTCTGCAGATAAAGCGCTAGGTGAGTAAAAATTTTCATAAATAACAGTTTCACTATTAACACCAGATCCATCAAAACCTCTAACTCCAAATCTCAATCTATAAGTTAATTCATCGTTTGTCCATACTTTTAAACTTGGCGCAAGATTTTCCATACTCCATTGAAGAGATAAAGTTTTATCATGAATTAAATTACCAGTATTTAAAGCTACAGATTGAAATCTTCCTGGTTGATTATCTACAACTGGAACCGTAGTTAAATCATCATAACTAGACCTATATTTAAAATTATTCAATTCAATTAAATTAGTATAATCTCCCAATAAATCAGAAGAAAAATAAAAATTTCCAGGTCTATAATTTCTAGAATAATATCCTTTTGGACTTATGCCATAAACTCTATAATAATAATTTTGATTATTTATTGTAGGAACATAATTTCCACTTGTAGGAATATTATTATCAGGAACTTGAATAGAACTTAAAAAGAACTCTTCATTTGGTACATTAACTGTCGTGCCTTGAATATTAGCATATTGAGTTTGAAGATCATTACTTACAAAATCGCTTCCACTTTTAACATATATTTTCCAATAAGCTGTCTCATTGTTAATTGTATCTATCGCTCCACTTATTCTGTAATTTAAATATAAATCTTCTGTTTTATATAAAAATAAACCACTTGGATAACTAGCTTCTTTTGATGAAATTGGAGTTATTACTGGAGCATCTCCAAATGATATTCCAGATTCAACATATGCATATTTAGTTGGATTATATTCCATTGCGTTTATATTGTATTTAAACGGCTCAACTTCAGTTATTCCAATAATTCTATATAATTCAGTTTCAGTATTTAATCCAAATCCGCTACCAGTTGTTTGAGCAGTCCAAATTGCTCCAGTATATAAATTATAATCAGTTGTATTGAATACTTTATTGCAGTTAATTTCGGTTAAAGTTTTTTCTGGATCATAACCTGTTGCTGTATTTACAAAAGATGAATTCATTTGAAAAAGTCCAGATTGAATTTTACTTCTTTCATAACCAGTAATAAAATCAGAATAATTTGTTCCAGTTGCTCTTGATGTAGGTGTTAGAATTTCTAATTTATAAGTTTGTCCTGGAAAATTTGTTGTAAAATATCCAGAAATATTATTAAATTCTTCGTCAAGAACAAATTTATGTTTACCTCCAACTCCCGTATTAATTCCTAAAACTCTTCCTCCTAATCTATGCAGTAATCTATTTGAATCTTGAATTTTGATAACATCTCCTGGCCTTAAATATACTGAATCTAATCCCGCGGTAAAATCAACAGTTTCTGTTTCTAATTGCTCGCTAGCTAATGCCCACTTTCCAAGTCTATAAGCTTGTCCTCTGCTTGTACATCCAAATGCAGTAATTTCTAATTTTCTAATGCCATATTTTCTTACACCATCTGGATCTTCAACATGCTCAACTGTTGGTTTAGCAAAATAATTCATGTCATTATATCTAATTATTGCAACAGTATTTCTTGTTTTTTTACTACTACTAGAATAATTGAAATCTCCATTTTCTACGTTAGAATTTGTAAATAAAACATAAGGATCTTTTGGCATGTCAGCAATTGCAAAAATTGCACCATTAGCATAATAAGACATTCCTCGAAAAATACTAGTCATATCATTTAATAAACTAAATGCATCAGAAAAATCATTTATGACAGCATTACAAGTAAATCTTGGTTCTAATCCACCAAATCCATCATCAACAATTGTATCGCAATACTGAGCGATTTGATATATATTCCATTTATCTACTTGTTGATTTTTTATATATTTTCCCAATCCATATCTTTTATTTGTTAATATGTCATAATAACACCACGCTGGATTATCTGTCCAATAAAGTCCATTACCAGAAGGATGATATTCATCTGAAAATCTACCATCCCAATCTCCATTATATGTTTTCTTAATTGGATCATAATTGCTTGGGATTTTCATTTTTAATAATTTAACATCGTATGATCTATCTGGAACGTTTTGAAAATATTCTGATGTAAATAGACTTTTAAAAATTGCAGATTTTGGATATATATAATCTTCTCTAAAAACTTCTGTAATCGAATCTACCGTTACAGAATCTTTTAAATTTAATACTGTACTTTCTTTACTAGTCCTTTGTATTTGTACTCTCCATCCTAAAAATGTTAAATCATTTGGATCATATTTACCAGTTAAATCAAATTTAAAAGTATCAATTATACCAGAACTTATTTTACCCTCGGTTTTTTCATCTCTTTCCAGAGATGGAATTTCAACATATCCACCACTAGTTATTTTAAAAATTTTAAATCTATAAGTTATGCTTCTATCTCTAATATCTCCTGCAGTTTGTGAAATTTTAGCAGTTTGACCACAACCTAAATCATAAGTTACACGATCTTTATTTGGATCATTTTGTTGATCAAAAAGAGCCGTTATTTTTAAAGATACTATTAATTCACTTATATTTGTACTTTTAAAATCATAATTTTTAGCAAAATCTACTCCATATCTTAAAGTATCTCCTAGTGTTAAAGTTCTAGAAGCTTGGGGAACATCTGCTGAATTATTATTAGTAACATTTTTTAAATTACTAGTTAAATTTACTGCAGTAGTTTGATTTCCATTATCATATCTAAAATTAATTTGAGAATAATTATAATTTCCAGCATCATCAATTAATGGAACATTTTTCCAAAATATGGATCTTAGATAAGGATTATTTTCTTTACTATTATATTTATTAAAGATATAACTGGACCAACCAATTTGATTAGTTTGACCAGCATAAACATATTTTCCACTTACTAAACCCTCGATTGGACCCTCAGAAATTAAATCTGTAACTTCTGTTTCTGTTCTAGAAAGAACTTTATCTGCTCCTGCTCCAGCTTTTAAAATACCTTCTGGCGCTTCAATCGGTGTATGCGGATCTGGTGGTGGACTAGGACTACAACTACTTCCACCTCCTCCTGCTCCTCTTAAAACTTTAGGATAAATCTTTTTATTATCTTCTTTTGAATTCATTAACTTGTCCTTGATTCAGTATTTTTAACATAACTAGTATTAAATGAAGCACTAACAGTTTTAGATCCAACAATAAGTCTTCCATATCCTACTGGAATAGGCCCACCTTCACCTCGCGTATTTGTTGGTCCATCAAAAAGATAAGATTTTCCACCCCCACCTTTCGCTGCTACTTCTGGAGCTTGAAATTCTGGAGCTACAAACGGAGGAGGAGAAGATAAGAGAGATAAAAATCCAGCAGCAGTTAAAGCTATTCCAGCTAAAATTAAAGCTGCACCAAAAACTGCACCAACTCCAGTAAATATTAATACTATACCAATAATAGTTAAAACAATTCCAGCTATAGCAGTAATTACTCCGCTAGCACCTTCTATAATTGGAATAATATCAATACTTTTTAAATCTTCGGTTTTATAACATACTGTTAAATTTGAATAAATTGCTTTTTCAAGGTCGTTCTCAATTTCATCTGGATTTTTAAAAATTTTAAAGTCTTTTTTATTTATAAGAACTCTATATTTTAAATTATCTTTTTCTAATTCATAAAGAGTTTTGTATAGAATTTTAGTATTAGCTTCTATAGCCCTAATAGCTTCTCCTACGCTATTTACAGCTAAATTCCATTTAGTTTTTTTTACTTTTTCCGCCAATATGCCATGTAATTCTACTTCAACCATAATTATAATTCCTTAGAAGTTGCTGGAAATCCTCCAAATGGTAGTGGGCTATTAAATCTTTTTCTGCATCCTTTTAGCCTTTTAGAGCATTGATCTGCAATCCAATAATTAGCATTAAATGGAGAATATCTATTATTATTCATTTTGGAAACAAAATAATATTTAATTCCATCTAATTCAACATAAACATATTGTCCTTTTGAATAATTTGCATTATTAGCTTTTTCCCATAAAACAGGATTTCCCTCTGAAACACCAACTCCTAATAAACTACTTATAGGTTCATCCTTGTCATTTACAATTGGAATACCTAGATATCCACAACCTTCTCCTCTATAATCAAAAGAACAAGCTTCGCTATATAATGTTCTAAGTGGAAGTTTTATATTTTCTAAATCTAAAATTGAACTTAATTCATATTGCAAAACATTTTTATTTTCTTTTAATTTTCGATCAACATAATAAATATCTGGATTTAATTGAGCATAAGGATCTGGATCAATTATAAAATCATCATCATTTATAATTCCACCTTTACTTTTAAAATTAACAGCATCAAGATATTTTAAAAAAGTTCTTTTCCTGGTTATCTCTAAACCAATTATATCACCAATTGATCTAACTGTATTTTTTATTTTTATAAAAAAATTATCATATGATTCAATTTGATTTTGGCTAGTAAAAGTTAATTTTGGTTTTGGTAAAGTACCTCTAGCCATCATTTCAAATCCTTCAATTAAAATTGGAAATGGAACATATCTTTTTCCCTGCCAAATTATTTGATTAAATAAAGTTGGACTATTTAAATTTGAACTACTATTTTCAAAATTGATAGTCATACTGTGAAAACGTAAAATTCCAAGTGGAGTATCTATTGTTGAGCTATTATATGGAAGATTTGCTACATTATTATATGGTATTGGAATTTCATTAGCAAAATTTAATTCTGCTAAATCTATGTCATCTCGATTTATTCCAAAATTCCTAAAATCAAATTCATATAAAGTTATTAAAGCAGATGGATTTAATTTAGAGCTTTCTGTAGATATTTTTTTTGTGCCAATTTGCTCGTTAGAATTAATACTCATACATTTGCTGTTTCGGAAAATTTTGCTGTTATATTATAATTATTATAAAAATTATAAGCTACATCCCATTCATCACAAATAAATCTTTTTGGATAAGATTGAGACGCATCAAAATTATATGGAAATGGTGCATCAAAAAAGAAAGAGTCTGCTGCTTTTCTTTTATGTAAGAAATGCGCTATTGCTCTTGTTTCATTTTTATCTCTTCCTTCAAAGTTTAAATTAAATTTTTGAAGATTATTATTTATTCCATCAGGTATACGTTGTTCATATCCATTACCAAATTTTATAACATTTATTGCTGGTTTCATTTGCAATTGAGAAGCATAAGTTGGTTTCCAAAAAAACTCTGGTTTTGTTAAAGCAGAGTAATATCTATATCCTCCCCAGTAAATATTCGAAGTGGAAGAGGTTGGAGTATGATTTAAATTATTATCAACTAAACTATAATAATAATTACTACCAGTTAAGATAATGTCATTTCTAACATATGATATGTTACTGTTATAACCACTTACGCTATATAATGATAAATCACTCATTTTTTACCTTACACCTTTAGTATTATTACACCTATTAATAGTGTAATTAATTTATAATGTTAAGAAGAATTGTTAAAGAAAATCAAAGGTTATTTATAGATTCTAAAGAGGTTCTAGGAATACAAGACTTTAGTTTTAACTATAATTTACCAATAGATCTTACAAGATACCTTGGTATGGAAAGCGTTACTTTTTCTCATTCTAAACCAGTAACAGCAGAGATAACAGTTAATAAGCTTTTAATAGATTCTGATAATTTTATAAATTATACAGGAGATACCACATTTAGTGGGTATTTAGAATATAAAGATAAATATTTTGCTTTTAATTCGGGCATATTGAATAATTATTCTATTTCTTGTGCAGTTAATCAAATACCAACTTTAAATGCAAATTTAACAGTACTTGGCGAATTTGGAGAAGGAGTAGATAAAAGTTTATCAGTTTTGCCTAAAAACGATATAACAATAGCGGATTATGGAGACATAGAAGTAAGTTTAAATGATTTTGAATTTAATAGGCTTCAAAATTTTACATTGACTATAGATACAAATAGAAATATACTATACAAATTGGGCAGCTCTTATCCATTTCAAATAATTACCAATCCGCCAGTTATTACAAATCTTACATTTGGAATTAAAGTTGATGATTATCAAGTCAAAAATATAAGAGATTTATTGTGCCAATATAAGGTAGAATCTTTAGGCATAACATTTAAAGATTTTAAAAATCCAAATGGGTCTCCTATTTTATCTTTTAATTTTAATGAAGCTATATTTCTTGGTGAGGGTTATCAAGGATCAGTTGGAGATTCTTCTATTGTTAATTTAACCTATCAAGCTTTTAGTAGACCTACTCTTCCAATTACAAATAGAAATAATCTACAGAACGAAGATACAATAGATTTGACTAATAATATTAGTTTTTAATTTTAAAATAAATTTTATATAAAAAGCAAGCAAAAAGATGAGTTGATAATCCGCAAAATGGAAAAGAAAAGATTCCAAGAGTATAATAAAGAGGATTATAAAATAAACTAGTAAAAATCCCCATCCAAAAACTAGAACACTCTGGGCATAATAGTGGTCGCCTAATATACGGAATCTTTGCAATGAAATTTCTTACTGGAGCAAATATATCAGAAAAACTCCAAACAAAACTAACTCCTAAACTTAATATTATATAAGTAAGAAGTTCAAAAAAGATCATAGAAAGAATACGTTAACATATTCGTCATCAATTTTTGAAGTTGAGAATGCCCTAAAGTTTGCTCTTTCTTGAGTTAAGCGGTTTTGAAAAGTTTGCCATTCTGAAATTTTTACTTTTTCAACTACTCCAGCATATGATTTTACTGTATACTTTTGAGTAATTGATTGAAGATTAACTTCTAGTCCAGTATTTTCAATAAAATTATTTAAAAAATCAAGAGCTTTTTGTCTATTTGTATTAACATAATTCTCGACTTTAGATCTGCAACTACAATTTGGATTAGTACTTGCACTTTCTATGTCTGCATAAATTTCTGGCGCAACAGCTTGAAAGGCAGTTTTAAATTGTTGATTTGATACTAATTCTAAGAATATCTTAGAAAGAAAAGGATAATCGTTTGGTATGCTCATATTATATTATATATTTAATTTATTTTTTTTCTAATTTATCATTTATTTCAAATAGCATTTTCTCTATTTGCATGAATTTATTGTCCATCCTCAAAAGGATATCTTCAAACATTTTTGATGCAATTTCATCTTCTATTTCTGGAAATGGAAGATTCAAGTAGGGTAATTTATTTTGCACAATATAAAAGTATTCATTTTCTTTATTTAAATTAGATATGTCAGTATAGGTTTTTATTAAAATTTTATTTACTATTACTAATCCTTCTTTTACATTTTGAGGCAAAGGATTCAATAAATCTAAAATAATAAAATTATCTCTATAAGTAATATTTTTAATTAAATTTGTTTGAAAACTTTTTGTTGTTGATTTCCTATAAAAATGATCAATATAAATTTTTGCTCCCGCATCACTTATAAATGGTACTCCTTGATCTGGAGGAGTTATATAAGCTCCTTTTTCTTCCATTTCTAAATCTATATTTGCGTCATCAATTTCTGTTACTCTTAAAATAGTTTTTTTATTATTTGAGACTAATCCATCTTGAGGATAAAAGTTTTGATTTTTATATATAACACCTTCTCTGCTAGACACCTCTTTGTATCCAAAAAATTCATACTCATCATAATAAATGTCTATATAATCTCCAATTGAAAATTCTTTAGTGTTTTCAAAAATATGAATTTTATTTTCTGCTTCTATTTTTTTAAATTGTTTTTGAATTTTATAATTATCGAAACTGTCAATTCTTAGGGTAAATAAATCTTTATCAAAAACTAAAAATGTATTCTTCCGTAAAGGTATATTGGATATATTGGCGTTAATTAATATTCCATCTTGGATTTTTGTGGCAGTATATCTTTCCATTAATAGATTATATGAAATATTTCAAGGATATTCTAGAATTTATAATATCATTAGGTTTAGTATTAAAGTTTTTATTCATTAAATAACCAGTTTTCAAGAATATCTCTATTCCCATAGAAGGAGATGTCATTCCTGTATATACGATTTTTGTGCCACTTATTATATTATTTATATCTCTTATACCAACCCCATAAATGTCTAGGTCAACCATTAAATCAATTTCTTCTTTATTGTATATTACTCTAGAAGGATATGTGCTATTTATATCATAAACCGCTTGAACATTAGCTGAATAATTAAAATCCATTCTTTTTACTTGATGTTTATTAAATTCATTATAATTATCTTTAAAAGCTATAAGAGTATTAGCACCATGAGCATAATAATATCCAGATGTGGAATTTATAGGATAATTTTCATTTCCAACACTTCCTGTGAATCCATTTGTTCCAGTATTATAAAATACAAACTCTGCTTGATTTTGAATTAAATTATTGGGTTCAATTGAAGCAGTAAAAGATCTTAAATAACCGCTTTCAAATACGCTATCACCAAATGCTATTTTAAAGTTATTTTTAACTCCATTTTCTGCAAATATATTATCAAAAAATACATTATCATAAGGCACTTGACTTATAAAATTGAGTTGAATTGTAGATGTTAATCCTTGGGAATTAAAACCTCTATATGGTTTTTTATAGTTTACCGCAAAAGCAAAATTTGCACTTGGGTTAATATTTAATGATACATTTTGAGCTATGAAATTATAGTAAGAATATTCGCAATCTTTAATTCCAGAAGAATTATATGCTTCTAAAGTTATTGGTAAATTTTTATGAGAATAAAACATTAGTAATATTTCGTAAACTTTCTTAAAGTTGTTACGACTCCATTATTCTGAGTAGTTGCGCTAGCAGAAATAGATTGAGCACCAGTTATTGATATAGAATAGTCTATATCTGGACAACATATTGCAGAAGAATTAATTGTAATTGATTTTGTATCTCCAGTATAAAGTATTCTTTTGTAAAGATTTTCTGTAAGCTCTAATTCTTCTACTGCGCCATGAAATTTTATTGTTTTCGGATAACTTGAGCCAATTGTATTTATAGGTTGATGTTGTAATTTTATATTATAATTTAAACCAAAATACTCAGAAGGAAGTTCATTTTGCAGTTCAATAATTGCACCTTTTCCTATTGTATAACTTTTATTAGTAAAAGATCTAATATATATAATAGATTCAGATGAAATAACAGTATTATTTGCATTTGCACCAGCTGCTGTTTTCCATCCAGCGCCAACACCTGTTTTACGATAATATAATACATTATTTATAACTAATAAATCTGCTGTTGCAGACGAGCCTCCTCCCGTAAAATCTTGAATATTAAAAACTGTATTTATTGTATTAGCTGATCCTCCTTTATAAACATAAATATTATTAGAATTATAAATTGTGTTATTATCCCTATTGTCATAAGGATATAGATTAGTTAATTTGTCTTTTTCTATCGAGATATTAGTTTCTATACCATGTAAAAAGTCTGCATCAATATTCGTATTAATTGGTAATTGATACTTTCCAAATTGACCACTAGCAGGAGAATAACTTACAAAATTAACTTGCGCCGAAGCAACTGTGCTAGGATTAATACTTAATGAAAAACTTTCTAAATAACACTCTCTAAAAGTTAAACCTCCAATATCAACATAATATGGAGTAGCATTTTCAAATTGTCCACTTTTATGTAGTTCTAATATAGATCTTATTGGATCATTATTTTGTATAAGATATTGAAAAGATACATTATTAGTTATATAACCGTTAGGAGATTGAAGTGAATAAGAATTATAATAACCTATTCCTTTGACTTCTGTTAGAGTATTTGTTGTGCTGCAATTTCCATTAGTAGCTACTAAAAATGACAAATTATTTAAATCACTTCCTACTCTTATGGGCGCGTGTTTGAAAGAAAGACTCTCCATATAAGAGGATTTACACTATTAAATTAACTAATTTAACTATATAAAATAGTATTTAAATTGGACTTTTACCCGTTTTAAAATTTGGTCCAGATGCGCTCCAGTGTCCTATTAATTTGGATATTTTCATATCTCAAAAAGCTTAGGTAGGAGTCGCATGATGTTATTATCTTTAATTTTAAATAAAGATTTCTTATTGTTACCAATAAGTTCGGACTATGTCTTACTTGTTTTTAGCAAGTTTGGGCGCTCGTGTCTCTTTTATTGTTGCGGCAACTCAAGAGTTAGTCTCTACACCTTCTTGTATCAATAGAACCGCGATACAAGCTTGGCTCGGCGTTTTCCTAATTTCAAAGAACTATTTTTATTTTTTAGGACGTTCGCCGAATTCACTCAATGTGGGCATTGGTATTTACACCATTTTATGGTAGATAGTTTAGTAAAATTGGAAAACTGTAATTTTGACAAGAAGAATCACTAACATCAACACTTATATTCCCAGAGAATTGACCCTCTGGAATTTGACCAGTATTTTCTATAGAAAAGAATATATCATTTTGAAAAGCGCCAGATTGATTATTATACTTTATATAATGTTCTTGAGGTAATGATCCATATGCTCCAGTTTCAAAATATACAGATCCATAGTTATTTAAAACATAAACATGAGTTTCCCCAGTAGCTTCCCAGAATAATTTTGCTTCTATGCTAGGATTGTGCCATCCTTTGTTTATTTTATTTAAACTATTAACTCCAGAAACTCCAACTCCAGTATTATAAATTGTTAATCCTAATGTAATTGGATCGTACCATCCACTTTGACTTTTCTCTATATTTATAGTTTCTCCAATTGGATACATAATAAAATTATTTATATTCTTAACATGAGATCCAGTATATTTAAAATAAAAATTATCAAAACCAGCTCTTGCACCAAAATCATGTACTGAATAGATTACTGGTATTTGAATTCCTGTATAATTATAAATTGCGTTTTGTGGATAATTTCCGCTAAATTGTATATATCCAGTATATTGTTCATCGGGGATTAGATTAGAAGTATGAATTTCATAACCAATATTTCTTTTTCTAAAAAGATCTCTTCTCTTTGGCATTCTATTCATTACTCCAGCTCTTACTTTACTTTTTAATTTACTAAATTGAGTAAACTTTATATTTTCATCTAAAGAAATTGTTTGATAATCAAATCTATGATTTCCAGAGTTTGATATGTAAAAATTACCATATAAATCTTCGCCATAAATACCAGATTTTTTTATTATGAAATTTTCATTGTTATGTTTTAAATTTAAAAAGTTTTCTGTATTAGATTCACTACCTATGCTTGGATAGCATATCTTATGATCAATTCCATCTTTTATATCTAAATCTCCAGTAGTCAAGAATATTTGATATCTTAAAATTCCTGGACCTGTTTTTTGTTTTTGAGCTTTAAAATCTCCATTGTCTGTAAAATTTAATCCGCTATCAGCAAATCTGTGAAGCATAATACAATTAATTCTTTTGCCCACAAGATCATCTATAGTTGCATTTCCTTCTATGTATACTTCGTTATAACCAATTTTTTCTCCACTATTTGTATACTTATATCCATATCTTTTAGATGCTTGTTCTGGAAATCCAGCATTAATTAAATCACCACTAGAAGCAAAATAATATTCTCCTATGCTTCCGCTTTGTGTTCCAGAATGATTTATTAATTCATATAAATTTTTATATGGAAAAGAAAAATCATTTTGTTTTCTTCTTGGTTCCCAGAATCCTAAAACTGTACTATTAAATGATTTGTTATTATTTAAACAAGTAAAATTCTTAAGATCTACATAACCTCCAGAAAATGGCAAGGCTTCATTATTCCAAAATGGATTAGATCTTGAGGAAAATTTCCTTATTAACTGAACTCCTGATATATCTCCGTTTGCCATATATTTATAAATATTTACACAGTATTAGCCAAAGAATTCAAAGACCGTAACTTGTTGACACAGAGAAGGAGTTGTAGTCGCACTAGTTGTACTTGTGCTAGTAGTTGTAGTAGTTGTTGTAGTTGTTGTGGTTGTCGTAGTAGTGGTAGTAGGAGGAATTCCTTGAACTATTGGTGGACCACAATCTGTATCATCTGCTAAATATCCCTCTGTAGAGCAATTTGCTATAGTATAACACTCATAACAAGTTCTTGGATTTTTGAAACACCCTGCTTCAAAATTAGTAGTGTTGTCTCCAACATTTACTGATACTGGGTATTTTCCTTGAGTAGTACATTCTAAAGCTGAACTTACTAAATATCCTCCATAAGTTCCAGCATAAGTAGAACAAGCGCAATTTGCACAATTAGCATCTGTTCCTGCTGGCGTGAAGGTTTGACACTCGCAATTTGGAAATACTTCACAAAGATCCATTCCAGTTCTTACTATTGATGGATTAATTGGCTTTGTTGAAGAGTTGCTTATATAAACACTTAATGTTCCTCCAGAATAGTCTATCCAAACATGCTTGATCTGTCCATCAGCAAGATCTACATTGCATAATTTTGTTTGTTGAACAGAGTTGACACTTCCATTTAAATTTATTTCAACGTTATTATTGTAAAGACCCACTCCATATAGATCTTGTGGTGATCCATTGTTGTAAGTATCAAACCCTATTGCAATGCTATTATTTATTCCAGCATATCCCATCCCATTCGCACTTCCACCAGCAGTATTAGATTGACTTTGAATTATGAAAGACATTCCATCCGCCCTACTATCACCTGAAGTCATTCTCATAGCAAAATAAACTTTAAATGGATAAACTCTTGTGCTATTCCAACTATCTCCATTACAATCTCTAAGTTTTATTGGTTTTTTTAAATAAAAATTTCCAGCTTGGTCAAGTTGATTGTTTGTTAAAACTATAGCATTTATATCAGCGTTTATATCTCCACTTATATATGCATCTCCAACTAAATTAATACTATGTTTATAAAAGTCTTGATTATAACTTATTATATTATAAATATTTTGGAAACTAAAAGCTAAGATTTCATGAGTTTCTCTATAACTGCTTTTAGTACCTGCTCCAAATCCAACATAAGCATAATCACATCCAATCTCTGGACAACAACCAGGATCATCTTCTAAACATTTTACAAAATTAGATTTTTCTGTTACATTTTTAAGAAGATCTCTTTTTAAATTTTGATTTCCAAGTAAATCTTCTCCATACCTATAATATCCAGTTCCAACAACATTACAATATTCAGCAGACCAATTATATAAATTTCTAGCTTGATCTCCAGTATAAAATGATCCAGTATTCATATAATAACAATTATTACAAGATTGTGATTCTGTTTTATTTAAAGCACTTACATATGCATTTACAAAAGATGAATCTTGGCTATTAACTACAATATTGCCACTTTGATAGATTGGTATATTTGGAGTAGGATAATCAATTATTGTAGATGGAAAATTAATATTTTTAGCTATTGTTTTTTTCAATAAATTTTGTATTTGAGAATGATAAGATGATGTATCCTCGTAAGATAAACCAAAAAAAACTACATTATTACCAAATCTATCAGTTCCTCCAGCAGCATCAGGAAAAATATTTGAAAGTCTTTCGCTATTTATATAATTTCCAAAACTTTGAACTTTATTTTTATTGTCTACTAACACTATTGCGTTAGGGTTAGTATTATATTCTCTAACACCCGCAGTTATAAATGAATATGGTTTTTCATGAACGTTGGTTTCTAGCGCACTAAATCCTGCTGGACCTCCTACAGGCTCGCTTTGAGTAGACCAAATTTGAAATTCTTTGCTAGAAGCATAACCCATTCTAAATCCACTTGCTTGATAACTTTCACTTGAAAAAAGTATTTCAAAATTAGCTGGAGTATTATTATAATTTTCTAATAAAAATAAAGTTGTCCAATTTCCAGTAAATTGAATTGGATAATTAGAATAACTTAAATAATCAGAAGGGGTTGAAATTTTATATCCGCTTTCAGTTCTATTAATATTTCCATTAAAAGTTCCACTAAAATTTGCTTTCTTTAAATCATAAAAATTATTTCCTGTAAAATTATATCCAGATTTTAATATCCAAATATTTTTAAATTTATCCCAAAGACTATACTCTTTTAATGCAATTACAAAATTATTAATATCTTGTCTAGTATTAAAATCTGATATTTTTGCTCTATTTATATAACTCAAAGCATCTGGATCTAAAATAGTAACAGAATTATTTGGACAAGGTAATGACATAGTAATATCATAATTACAAGAATCGCAGTTTATATTGTTTAATATATTATTTTTTAAATTATTGACTTTAACTTCAGCATCACAAGTATTTTTATCTAAGTTAACATATCCACTAGTTATTCCAGTAACGTTTCCAGTAAAATAACAATTATTATCATAAAGTTTTGGTTTAATATCAAGTGATGCTCCACTTTTTGGAATTATAAGATCAATTGGTAATACTCCAGGATTAGAGATTGTAAAATTCATTCCACTTATAAAATTTATTTCAGTACCACTATAATTGTAACTATAATTTGTATAAGCAGCTAATTTTAGTTTTCTTGGAATTTGGCTGTTTAAATAACCTGCGCCTGATGCATAAAATTTATTATCTAAAGCCGCTGTGAAACCAGAAAAATTTATAACTAATGGTATTGTATTGGCTATACATTGAGAAAATATTTCTCCAGATGTTTTAATATTTATATCTACATAAAAACCAGTTTCACCAATTCCAGTCGCTTCTACATTTATATTAAAAAATCCACTTCCGCTGCTTGTTGTTAATGGAAGATATTTATTTGGAGTCAAAGAAGGAATTGTATAACACTCATTATCTTCATTAAAAATTTTCCAAGAAGCTAGCCAAGGATATTTAACATCATCATTAGAATAATATAAATAATCAGAATCTATAGTAGAAGTATAATCTGTAATTACCCATTTATTTCCTGACCAAGCAATTTCTTGAGTTATAGGATTATTTTTTTTGTATTTTAATTTATTATTGTAAGTTGTGTATCCAGTATAACTTCCATTGATTGAAGTTGGATTAGCTGAAGTAAGTGTTACTTTGCTTATTGAATTTTCTGTTCCAGTAAAAGGCACTTTTATTCCATTTACTATTACTCCGTAACTTATACCAGTATATAAAGTTGTTAATGGCTGTGCGTAGTATCCAAATTGATTATATAAATTATTATAATATGAATTTAAAGGTTGACCGCTCCATAATAAACCAGTTAAAGTACTAAAACCAGAATAAACTGGATCTAAACAAGAACCTGTATAAGTTTGAACTATTTGTTTCGAAGGTCTATTAAGGTTCATAATTAACTTTGACTAGTTTTACTTAATAAGCCTCCTGGACGTTTTTGTTCAATAATTGTAGATATAACATTCTGCTTAATCAATTGAGTAAATTCTTTCATATTCTTTTCTTTGGCTGCTTTATTAGAGTTTTTATTTTCATCATTTTGATCTGATGAATTAGAATTATCTTGAGAGTTTTCTGTTGTTTTTCCATCAGCTTCCATACTTATTTGAATTGTTATATTATTAGTATCTCCAGCAGAAGATGTTTGTTTATCTTTTTGATTTTTTAATGTTTCATTTAAATCTGCAATTGCAGTTGTTAATATATCTACATTTAAACTAGATTCTGTTCCGCCACCTAATATTGAATTTCCAACTTGTCCTCCATCAGCAAAACCTCTAACTTGACCATTATTTAATTTTTCAAAAAATCCAGTACCATATTTCTTTACTGCATTTTTATTAACAACAAATTCACCACCCATTAATAATGCTGGAATATCATCCTCTGCCATTCCTCCACTTGCAAAGCGAAATCTATTACTTGTTGTTAATCCAGAACTTGTTCTACCAGAAGATGATGCATAAGAAGTTCCGCGACCTTTTAATACATTTTGTAGCATTGGTGAACCAATTGCGCCAGCTCCTAGCATTCCTAGCATTGGTAAATTTTTAGAAGAGAATAAACTACTAAATCCTCCAGATTGTTGAGCTCCACCATAAAGACTAGTTATTGCTCCATAATTGCTTCCTAAAGCGCTAGATGTTCCTCCCATGCCTCCTGGCATAGCAAATGCACTAGCTTTTGGTCCAAGAAGTCCACCGCCCATTCCACCACCAAATCCCATCATTGCTCCACCAGCTATCCCCATAATAGCACTCATCCATGCACTTTGTAGCATTTGTTTTTGTTGTCTATTATAAGCATCTAATTCTTTTGCATAAGCTTGTT